TAGACTTAATAATAATGCTGATGATGCCAGTATGATATATGCAGAGGCTGGTGCAGATGTTAAGTTATACTACAATGGTAGTGCAAAAATGGAGACCACAAACACCGGTATTGATGTGAGTGGTAATCTAGTATTAAATACAGATGCATCCCTGATTAAGTTCGGCGTTGATTCTGAAATTACCCTTACTCATGTACATGACTCAGGACTAACGTTGAGTCATACGGCTGGCGGGGACAATAAACCTATTTTATTGACGCTAGCCACGGGTGAAACAACGCTTATAGCCGACGAGGTACTGTCTAAAATAGCATTTCAAGCACCATCGGAAGCTTCTGGTGGAGATTCAGTAGAGGTGGCGGCTGCTATACAGGCGGTAGCAGAAGGAGCGTTTAATACAACTTCTAACGCAACCCGTTTAGAGTTTATGACTGGCTCTAGCGAGGCAGCTACTGCTAAGGTTACGATTACAAGCGATGGTCATATCGTTCCTAGTACTACCAATACAATTGACTTAGGAACTTCAAGCGTTGAATTTAAAGACGCCTATTTTGACGGTACTGTAACTTCAGATGCTTTTGCTGGACCTCTTACGGGCAACGTTACGGGCGATGCTTCTGGTAGTTCGGGTAGTTGTACGGGTAACGCCGCCACCTCCACGCTGGCAACCAGTATTACGGTCAGCGCTAACAATACTGCCGATGAAACCGTTTATCCGCTCTTTGTAGACGGGGCGACGGGATCTCAGGGCGCTGAGACTGACACAGGATTAACATATAATCCTAGCACGGGGCTTCTTACGGCCGCCGGATTTAGTGGGCCGTTGACCGGCAACGTTACGGGCAACGCAAGCGGTACCGCTCTGACTGTTACACAAGCCGCTCAATCAGCAATTACATCAGTAGGAACCCTAACTAGCGTGGTTGTTGCCGATGGGGGAAATATTGGCTCTGCTTCTGATACCGACGCTATGGCCATCTCTTCTGGTGGAAATGTTACTTTCTCTAAAGCAACCAAGCCCGCCCTTAAAGCCAATTCAGATGGGGCTACAATTACGTTTGATGTAAATGAAGCAAACGTGCATACGGTTACTCTGGGTGACAATAGAACGCTCGCCATATCAAATGAAACCGCTGGTCAAAAATTTATACTTAGATTACAGCAAGACGCCACCGGCAGTAGGACAGTCACTTGGTTTAGTACAATTAAATGGGCTGGAGGTTCTGCTCCCACCTTGACTACTACGGCAAATAAGGCAGATGTAGTTGGATTTCTTGTTACGGGAACAGATACATATGATGGATTCGTAGTAGGACAAAATATATAATGACACAATATGCAAGACCAGACAGCGATGTTTCTGATGGAAACTGGTATAATTCAGCCGGGAACCAAACCAATCTTTATTCATATGTAGATGAAACAAGCGCGAGTGACTCAGACTATATTTATGCTGATGATAATTTTGGTTCTACCGAAACATGCATTCTAGGGCTTGGTAGCGTGACAGACCCTAGCAGCGCTACTTTACATAAGTTTACCGTTAGAGCTAAGGAGAATAGTGGTTTTGGAGGAGTAGACTTTATAGTAACATTACAGCAGGGTGGCAGCGATATAGCTACGTCATCGACCCATGCTCCGTCTTCCAGTTTTGCAAACTTCACAACAACACTGAGTGCATCACAAGCTAATTCCATTACTGATTATGGTGCTCTTAGATTAAAGATAGAGGCGACTGATAATTTTGGAACAGGGGCTAGAACTTCAGTGTCTCACGCATACTTTGAGTGCCCAGACGCCAGTGTGGCAGCTGTTAGCAATCCAGCATTTTTATTATTTTTAGATTAAACGTTGTGTATATAACATTAAGCGATTGGTAACATTTTAACTTAAAAGGGGGCTATAAATGAGTTTTTCAGCAGCCCCATTTTCGTCGGCACCCTTTTCTTCTGTACCGGTAGTTAGCACAACAACTATTTCAGGGGCTGCCAGTATTTCGGCATCAGTCGCAGTTTCTGCTGCTGGATCAACCAAGAAAAGCGCAGCTGCATCTATCTCAGGCTCCATAGCAGTTTCTGTTACTGCGAAAGCTAAGAACACTGGCGCGACATCTATAACGGCAACAATCTCAGTCACCAAAGCAGAGGCGATGACCAAGAAACTTGGATCTGCCTCTATATCGGGTTCAATTTCCACCGCAACAACGGGAACCGTCAAAAGGTTTGCCGCCTCTAGCCTGACCGCTAGTGCAACCATATCTGCTGCTGGTACCGTCTCCGATAACATCCTTGGCGCAGCTTCATTGCTTACTAGCTCTAGCATTTCGGTTGCTGGAAAAATAAGTCAATTCCCAGATACCGAAGAGTTTATTGTGTATATCAATACGGATATAGGCAAGATTGCGTCTATTAATACAGCAAAAAATGTGGACGCTAGCATAGAAACATTAAGAATATTTGAGGGGTAACTATGGCATCTAACGAAATACATGTTAACGATATAGGGACTACTTTCCAACTAACGTTCAAAGACGACGGCTCTGTTGTTGATATTAGCTCTGCCACTATTACTATAATGCTTCAGGGGCCCGACGATGCGACACTATCAAAAACTGGCGTTCTTGTTAATACTGGTACTGATGGAAAAGCTAAATATGTAACAGTTTCTGGAGACTTATCTTCCCCGGGAACTTGGAAACTTCAGGGAAAACTCGTGATTGGGGCTACCACCTATTTTAGTGATGTCCATACTTTTATGGTTCATAAGAATTTAGTATAAAGGGATAAGCATATGGCCAATGTAGCAAAAACGATAGGCACAACAGGGCGAGACTATAGCACTATAGCTGCTTGGGAATCTGATTTGTCCGACACCAGTATTTATGCGTCTGGAGCTGATGCAGAGGGAGATTGTTATGATGACAGTGATTTTACTGAAAATGTATCTATCACTGGAACGTTTGATCTTTCAAGCATAACCCTGACAGCTGACCCATCTGCTAGACACGACGGAACAATTGGATCGGGAGTCGTTATTAAACCCTCAAGCCCAACTTCTTATGTTATTAATGTCCATGAAAGCAACACTACCATTTCTTGGTTAGAAATAAACGGAAATGATAGCGGTGCATACGGCGTGAAATTTAACACGGGGCTCTCTAGTATTTTTGTTCAGAACTGTTTAATGCATAACTTTGGAAGCACATCTGACGCTTCTACAGATGTTTACGTTATGAGAAATCTTAGCCCTACGAATTTTACTAATAATTTTATTTTTAATAACACTAGCGGGTCAAGCGCAGATCTTTTTGTTCATCATTCTTCTACTTCGGTGGCGTCTTATGCGTACAACAATACATATTATCATAACAACGTGGGAGACAATAGCTCAAACAACGGGTATATATTTTATGGTACTTTAAACAATGCGGGCTCTGTAGCTAAGAACCTAGTGATATTAAGATATGATAATAACTACTGGGACGCTAAACATGGTAGTGCTACTTTAGACTATTGGGGTGCGGTTGGGGCTATAACTGGAGTAAGCAATGTCACAACAGATACATACGCCAACTCTTTTATTGACACCTCTACTAGCGATCCTGATTTACACTTAAAGACTGGCTGTAATTTTATAGGGGCGGCTGTAGATTTAGGGACAACACCCACAAATGTAGAAATAGATATTAATGCTAACAATAGGGATTCTGCTGGAGTTACGTGGGACTTAGGTGCTCATGAATTCGAGCTTCCCATTGCTTCCACAGGGAAAAAGATAAAAGCGAATACGAGATTTCACCTTTTTCATGGCGTGGAAGGTTTTGGGGCCTTTTCTACCGAGTTTAACTTTTAATATTATTTATAGGACATTTTGTGTATAGTTAGATAGTATTAACTTTATTTAGAAAGGAAATTATAATGGCTTGGACAACAGATTTGGTTCTTTTTGTCAGAACGCTAATTGGAGATTTAGATAGCTCCAAATATGCGGACTCTAGACTAGAGCAGATTATAGCTGTAGCCGCCTATAAGGTGTACGATCAAGCTGATTTTAATTATACATACGTAGTAGATATTGCAACAAAAGAAATTACCCCAGATCCAGTAGATAACAAAGATACGGATTTCACTGTGCTTACAGCTTATCAGGCTGCCTGTATTATCTTGGGGAGCGAAGTAAAGACAGAATCGGCAAACTCCCTATCTTTAAGAGATGGCCCTTCTGCTATTGATCTTAGGGGTGTATCAACAGCCCTGAATAGTTTATATCAAGATCTTTCTACAAAATTTGAAGAGTTAATGAATACTTATAAAACAACTAACAGCATACACGGTCAGGCAGTTCTTGGTCCTTATAGTCCCGGAAGCGCTGGTATCGGAAATTCTTACGGGTACGGTGGTCGATCAGGCTCTGTATTTGGAAATTAATAAAAGGAGATAAATAATGGCTATAGACGTAGCACAAAAAGCTAAAACTGGTGATGATCAGCCGAATGGTGGAGAAGGTATTGTTGGTGTCGCAGGAGCTAAAGGCTTAACTGCCGCCAATAAAATTGATTCCAATCATTCTGTTTCTGCTGGAAAATCAGCATCTTTAATTGACCAACCAATAGACGTAATGTATTCAAATCTCAAAGATAGATTTGATGATTATAATACTTATAGCGCATAAGGAGAACTAATATGGCAGCCGTACCAAATTTTTTAACCGGCAGAAAAAGCAGTATCGGCACAACTGCTCTGCAACTAACAACGACTAGCCATGTATCGCGTGGTGTTCAAATTATAGCTGACTCTACTAACGCAGTTAAGATTTATGTAGGTCTTTCTACGGTTACTACTGATGCCGCAGATGGAACCGATGGGTTCCCATTAGCTGCCGGAGAAAGTATTGTGATTCCGGTTAGTGATCCCAGTTTAGTGTATGTTAGAGCCCCAAGTGGAACTAGTTCAAAAGTATTCTTTATAGCGGTATAAAATATGCCTATAGTAATCCCTACAGGCGTTTTTAACGTCTATAATGAGGCGGTCACTCTTTTTGAGAGGGTCGCCACATTGGTATATCCAGAAAAAAAAGAGCAGTGCCCTAACTGTTATTTGGATACTCTAGGTACTCGCACGCGATCTGTTAGCGTATACAAGACTGGTGGTCCTTATCCTTTTGGCAGAGGTATGCCGTGCCCTTACTGTGATGGGAAGGGATACAAGGCTATTGAAGTTGAAGAGGACGTGAATATTAGAATATACTGGGAACCTCGCCAATGGAAAGATATTGGCATGTCTATAAATTTACCAGAGGGCTCAATACAGGTAATATCAAAAATGACAGACTTACCAAAGCTAGATAAGGCTAAATATCTAATACCTAAGTCTTATGGGGATATAAGTAATTACCACACGATGCAGTTTACTAAGGCTAGTGCCGCTTATCCTCAGGGGTTTAAGCAAAACCCAGAGAAGTACGCCGTTACCTTTTGGACAAGGAATGGATAACAATGGCTAACATTAAACTAATACAGAGTGTCGCCCAAATAGAGAAAGAGATTATGCAAGCTCTTATTAAAGAGGTTAATTATGTCTTTAGAAACTCTATGGGTAAAATGCTATCGCCAATAAGAAGGATCGTTTCGTCTGCAATAGAATCAAGTCCAGTGATATCATCGCTAAATGGAGGCGTTCTTAGAGCTGACTTTGGTATCCCTAAAGGCAAAGACGTCACAAGCGCGATTGTTGCGTCTGTTGCAAATTCCACAGTCATTAGTATGAAAAGATTTTCAGTCGCAGGTAAAAAGATTTCGGGCGGCCTCTTTGTATATGTACAGCCTTCTAGCTTTGCTAATTTATTATCTCTATCAGTCGGAGAGGTTATTACAGAAAAGGGAACACGATTACCTTGGCTAGACTGGTTGCTTAATCTGGGAGATCAGGTCATTATTGCTGATTTTGGGGTTGAATATACAAACGCCGGAAGAAGTGGTGCTGGTCACATGACATCGCAGGCGAGGCCCTTTAAGGTTAATACTAGTTTCTCTGGAACTACCGGAAATAACTTTATTACCAGAGCGCTAGATAGCCATGTGGGCGAAATCGCTAAGGTTATAGAGAGGAGTATATAATGGCAGAAAACGAACAATATAAACATCTAAATGCAATTGCAAACACACAAGATGCCAATCTGTCAAATACCCTTCTAGAAAACTTTATATCTTTTTATGATTGGGGCTTTACTGATGTCGGCGCCTTCTATAATATAGAAATCCCTCAGTCTGGCATCTATGGTGGAGATAGACATAAGCTCCGTGCTATTGATGATCCTAATTATACAGATGGTCAGGCATGGGAAGCTTATCGTTCTAACTGGGTCTGGGAAACAGGAGTGTTGAACTCAGAGCAGCCTATACGTATTTCTGGCGTTTTTGTTGGGGGTACGTTTAGGGCTACCGGCAACGTAGAACAGCCCTATCACATAAATTATCCAGACGGTAGAGTTATTTTTGATACTGCTATTTCTACCAGTACTGAAGTTAAACTAGAATATGCACATAAATGGGTTAATGTTATTCCGGCAGAGGGTGTGCCTTGGTTTAGGCAAATTCAGCAAGGCTCTTTTAGGTCTGATAATGGAACATTTACACAGTTTGGCTCTGGAGACTGGGCACAGTTAGGTCAAACCAGAGTTCAGCTACCCGCTATTGCTGTAGAGATAGACCCTACAAAATCATTACAGGGCTATCAATTAGGTGGTGGACAGTTAATAAATTCAGACGTAGTTTTCTATGTTGTTGCAGAAAATCACTGGGAATGTAGCAATTTAATGGATCAAATAGCCTATCAAAACGATAGAAATATTTGGTTGTTTGATACAAATAAAATAGCTATATCTGGGGTATATCCCTTTGATTACAGGGGAGAGCTTAATGAGCACGCCCTACCTAGCGGTCTTTACCCTCAGTTAGTAGATGATGCTCCAAACCCAGACGACACCTCTTATAATTTTAGGTACAGAAGATGCTTTATAAGCGACACAAGAGCGCAACCTATAACAGAAGTATCACCAGATCTATACATGGGAACAGTTCGATGTTCCACGCAAGTTAAAGCAATATAGCTCATTTTTTATGTTTTTTGTGTATATATTTATAACCAAGCCAGAGGTGGATAGTTATACATATATGTTAACAAGGAGACAATTATGGCGCTGAATAATAGAATTTTCTATGCGTGTCAAGCAGTCGCAATCTGTAAAGAGGGTCATACCCCTTTAGCGGGATTGGGTGCAAACGCTGCGATGATAAAAGGTGTCCAGTCGGTTGGTATCACGAGTAACTTTACTCTTGACCAAGCGTTCGAGTTGGGCCAAATTGAAATCTACGAGAACTCGGAAGAAATTGCCGACATCGAAGTTACAATTGAAAAAGTTATTGACGGGGAGAAGCTTATTTATGGAGCGGCTTGTGGTAATAGTGTCAAAACTGACATGGTTGCAGCGGGCAAAAACAAATGTGATATCTACTTAGGTATCTATACAGACGCAGATTCTACAACGGATAGTGATGCACCACTTCAAGTTGTAATGTGTTCTGGTATGTTTATTAGCTCTGTTTCTTACACTTATCCCTCTGATGGTAATGCTACAGAATCATGTTCCTTTGTTGGAAATGATAAATTCTGGACAGACAATACCGCCGGTGTTGTGCCAAATCCAAAAACTAGTTACGGTTCTCCGGCAAGTGGTTTTGATGGTACTGACACTCCAGCATCTGGTCTTGTAAGAAGAACAAATGTTGATGTTGAAAACTGTACCCTTCCTACAGCCGTGAAGTCACAATCTTCAGGTGCCGGTGGAAAGAGTCAGGGTCATCATATCGTAAGTATGAGTGCAAGTACTGACTTTGGTCGTGAAAGCATCATGGAACTCGGTAAATTTGGTCCTTATCACAGATACGCAGGCTTCCCAGTTGAAGTAACTAGCGAATTTGAGGTAACGGCAGCTAGTGGTGACTTGGTTAATGTTTCAGGTAGTCATCCTAACCTTCCCGCCGTTGGCGAGCAGATTACACTCAAAGATGATGCCGGTACGGTTATTGACTTAGGTGCTAAGAACAAGCTATCTTCGGTTTCTTACTCTGGTGGTGACACTGGTGGTGGAAACGCAACAGTTACTTATTCTTACTCGACTTTCAATACGTTCAACATCAATGGTGGTGGAACTTACTGGTAGTAGATAATTCGCGATAGTCGCTAGCACACAATTCGGGACGTGTGCAGCGGCAAGCGAAAAAAAAGACGTTGGAATGGATTAAGGAAGGTTTAGATGTCAAACATAGATATCGAAAAAGCTTTATATAGAATTATACAAGGTCGCTTGCGCTATAAGGTGCGAGACGGCCTTGTTCTATATATACATGAGCCTACACCAGAGATAATCTATGAGTCTTATGATGTTTATGATGAAGCTTACGAAAAGGCCTACTGGAGAGGTGTCTACGTCAAAGAAGAAGTCCTCCCCATACTCTTAGAAAATAATTACTGGAGCCCTTTAGACGACAAAGAGGCAGAAAAAGTTCAGAAGCAGATTGAAGATAAAAAGCTAGAAGCCTTTAAGCAGTTCGTCCACAAGAAGCAGCTCGCCGCCATTAAGAGGGAGATATTCTACCTAGAGAAAAAATGGCAAAAGCTATATCTAAAAAAGAATTCGCTAGACCATATAACGTGTGCGGGGTGCGCAGACCTAACTAGAAACCAATGGCTTATTGGCAAGACGACAAGATTTCCCGATGGAGCTCTCTATGATTGGAAAGAAGCCTCTATTCCCAGCGCTACGAACTATAGAGCCTCTAACGCTATTTCACAAGAGATGTATAGGTCTGTCGCTAGGTCTGATACTTGGCGAGGAATGTGGGGTGCGGGCAAGGGAACAGAAATATTTGGAGTGCCCTTTTCTAGAATTACGCAAGAACAAGCCAGACTTTGTATGTATGCTAGAATGTATGACAACGTGGCGGAAAGTCCAGAAGCCCCCACAGAGGAAATAATAGCGGATGATATTTGTCTTGATGGGTGGTTCATAGATCAGAAGAAAAAACAAGATAAGCAGAAAAAGCAAAACCAAGTTGACGGGATGATCTCGAATGATAAGATTAGAAATTCCGGAGAGGTATTTGTTATGGCTCAAGACAACGAAGACGCCCAACAAATATATGACCTTAATGATGGGATGGCCAGAAGCACGGTAAAACAGAGACAAGCACAGATAGAAGGGCAAGAGGATCTGATGAAGTTCCAAGAGCTTGCAGACGTTAAACAAGACATATCAATACAAAGACAACAACAGTTTAGTCAATCACTTAAAAATAGGAGATAAAGGAATGAAAAATGGATGATTACAATGCTTTACTGAAGCAGTCTCTTGATCTAAAAGGCAAGAGACAGGAAAAGTATAAAGAGCTATCGAAGGATAGACTGTATAAAATAGCTAAGAAAAAAATACAGACAACTATGATCGGCGCTTTAGATACGATAGAGAAGAGCTTTGGTTTTTTGTGGGAATCTGATGAAGAATTAACTAATGAGCAAGTTCAACTTAAAGCTATTTTTGAAGATGCTCGATCACAAATTCTAGATCGGGGAAATACCCAAATGAGAAACCTAGAGGCGGAAATGACGCAGTACGACATTTCTTGGAACAGACACACAATTAATTTACCAGTAATAGAAAGAGGAGAAGATAATGAGTGACAAGAAGGATAAAGATTTTGTAGAGGTTAACGCTAAAGACAAGAACGACAATGACGTTACTGTCTGGGTTAAAAGACCTTCTACGGCAGAGTATAAGGATTCTCAGATTGAGTATAATAAGGCTTTTCGCGAAGCGTTAGAAGGCGGAGCTATTCTTAAGAAAAAGCTTGGCGAATACATGAGGTCTCAGGGGCTTTGGGATGATGCTAAAGATTCTGAAGAAAAGAGACTTCTTGCGGCAGTAGCAAAAGAAGAGGGCAAGCTCAAAAAGGGTGGTATCCCTCTTGAAGATGCTAAACAGATCGCGCTTGACTTGAGAAAGACTCGCGCTAAATTTAGAACCCTAATCGCGGAGAGAACTTTGTTGGACTCTAATACCGTTGAGGGCCAATCTGACAATGCTCGCTTTAATGCTCTAGTAACACTCTGTGTTTTGGATACAGACAAGGTTACGCCAGTGTTTGAAGACTTGGCTCAGTATGATAAAAAGGGTGACGAGCCTTGGGCCATTGAAGCCGCTAGTGAGTTAGCTTCTTTGATTTATGAGTTAGATCCTAATTATGATAATACTCTTGAAGAAAACAAATTCCTCAAGAATTATAACTTTGCTAATAAAGAAAATGAGCTGATTAATTCTGACGGGCATGCAATTTTTCTAGATCAGGAAACAGGCAAAGAACACCTGATCGAAACAGAAGGTATGCGATTTGTTGCTTATCGCACAGAAGAAGGTTATCAAAAGCAGGATGAAGAAGATAGATATTTCGTTAATAAAGACGGAGTTGAAATTGATGAAGATGGTAATCCTGTTGTAGATGATTTTGTTCCATTCTTGGACGATTCTGGTAAGCCTATCCCTGTGCCTATTAGCGCAGAAGAGGCAGAAAAAGCTGCGGAAGAAGCCGAAACCGCTGAAGAAGAGGCTGAGACAGCTGAGGGCGAAGAAACCACACCAAAAAAGCGTGGTAGACCAAAAAAGACTGAAGAAGTTACATAATTTTGTGTATATAGACGTGGACAGTCTTAAAGGGGTAGCAAACGATACATATGTGTATTTCGAGCTGCCCCTTTTTTTATATCAAGCAGAGCATGAGAGGAGAATATGGCATCTAAATTCAATTTAACAGCGCAGTTGAGCTTGGCGCCTCCTACAAATGTTCCTCAGATAGTTAGACAGGTTAACCAGCAACTTCAGGGCATTTCGATGAACATTAACCCTGTTGTTAATGCCAAATCTCTTAACCAAGCAAATCAGGCTGTTCAGAGGGTTGGAGTAAGTGCAAAGGTTACTTCCAAAAATCTAAATACTGCTGCCGGTTCGGCAAGCAGCTTGGGTTCTGCGTTAGGTGCGGCGGCTAGAAGGTTCGCCTCTATTACGTTGGCTACGGGTTTCTTCTTAGCCTTGACTAGAGCTCTAGGTTCTGCTGTTGGTAGGGCTATCGAGTTTGAGAAAGAGATGTTGAAAATTTCTCAGGTTACTGGTAAATCGGTGCGGTCACTTAGGGATCTCAGTAATGAGGTAACAAGACTGTCTGGTAATCTAGGTGTATCCTCCGAAGAATTATTAAATGCTGCGAGAACTTTATCTCAGGCAGGTTTTGCTGCCGACAAGGTAACTGGGGCGCTGAAGGTTTTAGCTCAGACTGATTTAGCTGCTACGTTTGATAACATTAAAGACACGACAGAAGGCGCTATAGCTATTCTTAGTCAGTTTAGAAAAGAAGTTCGGGCGGCGGGCGGAGAAGTTCAGTTCTTAGAAATGGCTATGGACTCCATTAACGCAGTCTCTAAGAGTTTTGCTGTCGAGTCTGCCGACCTTATCTCTGTGGTCAGAAGGACTGGTGGTGTATTCGAGGCTGCCGGTGGTAAGCTAAATGAATTGATTGCCTTGTTTACATCTGTTCGTGCGACAACCCGTGAAACCGCTGATACTATTGCCACTGGTTTTAGAACTATCTTTACTCGTATCCAGAGGTCTGAAACTATTGATAGCCTTAGAGAGCTAGGTATTGTTCTCCAAGACACAGAGGGTAAATTTGTTGGTCCAATGGAGGCTATAGCAAGACTCTCTGCTGGATTACAGGCTCTTGATCCGAGAGACTTTAGGTTTAATGAAATCGTAGAACAGCTTGGTGGATTCCGCCAAATTGGTAAGGTTATCCCTCTTATTAAACAGTATACCACGTCTACTGAGGCCTTAGCGGTAGCGAATAACGCGATGGGTTCTACCGCTAGAGATGCAGGTATTGCTCAACAGGGTCTTGGCAACCAGTTTGCACAGCTGAAAGAAAAGTTTGATGCCACTGTTCGTTCTTTGGCTGATAGTGATACATTTCAAACCCTAGCCACATCGGCAATTAAAATGGCTGAAGCCATATTGAGAATTGTTGATGCTCTTGAGCCATTGCTTCCTATGTTGACTGCTCTGGCGGCATTTAAGTTAGGTCAAATTGCAATTCCGGCGTTTGGTAAATTTGCCGGTATTGGCGCAAATGCGGGTGGTAAAATACACGGCTTCGCTGGTGGTGGTATGGTTCCCGGTCGAGGAAATAGAGATACAGTTCCGGCGATGTTAGAGCCCGGTGAGTTCGTTATGCGCAAATCCGCAGTCAAGAAAATTGGCGCGAACAATATGGCGGAGATGAATGCTAAAGGGTATGCTTCTGGGGGTCAGGTTTATGAGCAGAATTATGGCGCGGCGATTCTGACGCCCACATCCTCTAAAGGTGACTGGAGCGGAGGATATACACAGATCTCGGAAGAGCAATCAGTTCCTATTGGGGGCTATAAGCTTGGAGACTCTAAAGGCAGAACCGCGCTTGAGGCATCATGGAATATAGTAAGAAACCGAATGCGATCAACCCCAGAGGAGCTTACGTTTAAGGAGTTTGAGCCATTTGCTATGAAGGAACTGGCCAAGCAAACTCCCATGATAGCGAAGTCTAGTCCAAACCAAGGTGTCTATCAAGCTTTTGAGCAGGGTATACAAGACGGTATAATAGAGGGAACAAGACTTGCTGCCGTTAACGTGTCTAAACAGATACCGGGCACGACAGTTAGCACACCTGAGTCCGGGTCTCAAATCGAGAGCTTTATGGCATCTATTAATCAGGGCGCTAAAGGTAATATGTTTGAGCAGGTAATGGATGCTTTCGGAGAGCCTTTTGATCAGAGAGAGCCAGATCCGACAAAACCATTTGACTATATGCCGGGACAGTTTGGCCCTCTGAGGAAGGGGTTTAGTAATATTCTTGCTAAGGCCCAGCATATAGAAGCAAAAGCCTCTCAGACGAAAGCAGCGCCAGCCAAGATGGGACCCAAAGTGCTTGCGCAAAGAGCTCGCTATGCTCCTAACGATCAAAACTTTCTAGGCAACGTGCAGGAGAAACTTATTCCACTATTAGCCAAAAAGCGGGACCAAGAGGTTCCAGCGGGCGCGATTCCGAAAAAAGGAAAAGGTACAAAAAAACCGAGTGGAGGGGTAATGCACACCATGCCCTCCACTGCGGGGCTAGCCAACTCTCATTTTGGTGGCAAGATAGGATATTACGCTAAGGGAGGCAAGACCGATACTGTTCCCGCAATGCTTACGCCCGGTGAGTTTGTACTGAAGAAAAGCGCCGCTCAGGGTATAGGTTATTCCAACCTTCATAGAATGAATCAATCTAATGGTGTTAATGGATATGCCGCCGGTGGTATTGTTACTGGGACAAGAGGGTTTTACGGGAATGGAGTGCCCGGTGGAGGCGCGTCTATAGGAACTATTCCCGGCATAGAAAGCGCATCTAAAGGCTTTACACAACTTGCTAAAAGTATAGGGGATCTTGTTGGACAGCTGATAAGAGCTGGCGAATCTATTACATTGGGCGCAAATTCAGCGTCTGAAAAGCTGGTTCAGGGTGCAAATGTACTTGGGCCGGAACTCAGTCAGGCAGGTCAGGCATTTATAGGTTTGCCCGCAACGATTTTGAACCTGTTGGATGATGGAGCAGTTCAGCTCGGAACTGGCCTAGCAGACGCCGCCAAAGGAATAGGCTCTATAGACAATATAATGATAAAAGCCCTTACAGCATCATTAGCCCCTTTCACAGCAGCTATGGCAGATGCTTCCAAGGGAATTAGCGCTGTTGACAACATAATGAACACCACTATGACAGGAGCAATGGCACCACTCAAAACATCACTGTCATTGCTTGATGGAGAATTTAAGAAGTTTGGTAAAGAGCTAATGCTTAAGCTCAAATATTTTGATATTTTAAAGAAAGCCAATACTGATCTAGTTACCGTTATGAACGATCTCGGCAAGAAGCTTATAGAAAAGGGTGATGATTTTGACATATTGAAACCGCCTATTGCCACTGTCGAGCAGGCACTTATTAGGGTTTCTAATTACCTGAACAACTTTTATCAGATCTTTACGCCACTTGCGGGGGCTGTGCGGCAACTTTCTGTCGCCATGCAGAATCAGGCGGCAACAATAACTGCAAGCGGTGCAGGAGTTGCGGCAGGAGCGGGCGGTGCGGCACTACAGGGGCCCATGACTCAGCTAGCCGCGAACATGTCTATGGCAGCCAAAAGAATGAGCAATATTGCAGTCATTGGTGCTAGCCTTCAGCAGGCGATGGCTAATTTGGTTACGTCCCTTAATTCGGGTAAAGGTAGTATAAATAATATAACTATTAATTCCGCAGCCACAGCTCAGGAATTAGCCGAGCTAAAGGCTGAACTAGCAAAGGCCCAAGCTAGAATATTAGAGCTGGAAACTGCCGCAGCGCAAGCCTCCACCCAAATGAAAAAGACTGGCGCTAGTGGTGGCGCAGCCGCCGGAGGCATGATGATGGGTGGTGGTGGTGGTGGCCAAATGGGGAACAACCTGATGATGGCGGGCATGGCGGCGGGAATGGTTGCCCAGAGTATGGACGGACTGAACGACAAAACAAAAACTTTCGTGACAGATATTACTATGATTGGTATGATGTTGGGAATGGTTGCAATGTCCTTTGCTCCTATGTTAAAGGGCCTGTTTATGGTGGCTGGATCTTCGACCACAGCCGCTGCGGCACTTTCCGCACAGACTGCGGCGACAGCTGTTGAAGTTGCGGCATCTGAAGCGGCGACTTTAGCAGATATGCAGAAGGCAGGTGCCGGATTCGCCGCATCCGCGATAGATGCACAGAAAACGGTTGCCGGTGGTGCTGCTACCATAGCCGATAGACTCAAAGCCCTTGCTGCCGCCGATGCGGCGAAGGCAGATAAAATGAAAGCCGGTGCCGCCATGCTGGCAGGCGGAATTATGGTAGGTCTTGCGATAGCCGCCACTTATGTTATAATGAGAAGTAAGGCGCTTGGTGAACAGGCGAAAAAGCTAACCGAGGAATATCAAGATTCTATAAAAGAGTTGCAGGAGGGTGGCGCAGGTACGAATCTCGCAGACGCTCAGGCTAAAGTTAGAGCTGCCCTTCAGAAAGAGGCAGAAGCCGCTGGGGCTACATTCAGTGGGTTCGTTTCTGCTATTGCGGCGACTATTGTAGTTATCGCCGCTGCGGTCGGTCTGTTTTTCGCGGGGATTGCCACGGGCGGTCTGGCTTGGGCGGCTGCGGCAGCCATTTTTATTGCGGCAGCTGGAGTTGCTGGAGCGGAAATGGGGGCGGCGTTTGCAACGGCTGAGGAGGCGATAGGGGCGTCTACTGACGCTTTAGTAGCATCAACGTTCTATGCCGCCACAGCTCTGAACGGACTTACTGCGGCAAACCAAGCTATGGAACTTGAGCAGCTTAGCGGCGTTGCGTTAATGGAGAGACAAGGACAGGCTTTTGACGACTTCTATGCTTCTTCTCTCCAAGCCGCCGGAGCTATGGCGTCTTTTCAGGGGATGGAAGCTGGTATGGATCAGGAGTTCAGGGGTGAGATGGAGGACTCAGACGTCTTTGAGGCCGTCAAGGATGGTGGGATTGATGCAATGAAGGAGTTAAGTCAGGCATGGTTTAAAATGGCTTCCGACATGAAGAACGGCATGAATGGCGCTGTAGACGAAATGATCGAAGGTGGCGCGTCTATCAGAGACGCGATGGATAGCGCCGAAATACAGGGTCAGCTTAAAAAATACGGAGCTGCTGTCGAGATGGCTACACGACTCCAGATGATGATGAGTGGACTCCAAAAACAACAAGCCAAACAAGAGTTGGGGCTTGCTGGCATGACAGATGAAGAAATGTCTCGGGCTCAGCGCCTTCAGGTGATGGCGAGGGAAAAAGAGCTTATAGATAAGGCGTCCGCTGACACAGCCAAGAAAGCGTCAGATGCTCAAGAAAAATCAATGAACGACAGGCTAGAGGCTGACGCAAAAGCGAAAAAGGCTGCGGCAGAAAAGCTCGCTGCGGACATAGCTCTCGCAAAACAGGCATATCGATCTGCTTTAGCGTTAAGCACGTTTGAGGTTGCCATGGTTGGGCTGAGCGGCGCGATGAGTATGGCAGATATGGAATTTGGGGCCCTTACTGGCAGTATAAAACAGTTTAAATCAGTTAACGATAAGCTGATTGCCACCTTAGCCTCTGGAAACGTTTCTCCCGAAGCTGAACAAGCAGCAATGGCTACGGCTGGCCAATTTGGACTAGAGAGGGAGACAGTCGCTCTTATTCAAAAAATGAAAGATAACGAAAAAATACGAAAAGTATTGACCGAAAAGGGGATGGAGGCATTTAGTGGAACGCTTGAGGAGAGCGCAGCAAATTTAAGGTTTGATGAATTCATGAGAGATCAGGGTATTGATCTGTCTGGACTTGACGCTGACATAAGAGCAGAAATTATGAATATGCTAGAGGATGGGCTTCAGCCGGGCGAGATTGAAGAAATCATGAATAAAATCAATGGCGCCAATGAAGAGCAGATAAAGGTGCTTGCGGAACTAGCCAAAGCACAGAATGATTACGTTGGCGCCCTGTTTAAATTTGGTGGTGAGGTAGTAAAGCTCAATGAACTATATGCTAAGGCTATTAGTAATGTAATTAGCGTCCAGCTAAAGGGAGCAGAGCGCCTAGCTAAGGCTCAGGGAAGAGATATGACCGTGGGAGATGTTAGGGCGGCAGAAGAAGCTAAAAGAAGAGCTCCATTACAGGCAAGAGGTCTTGTTGGAGGTGGAGTCGGCGCTACACAAATACAGCTAGAAAGAAACAGACAGAAGGCTAGGGATCTGGCCGATAGAGTTAAGGCAGAGGCTGAGGGCGGTCAAGACGCAGAAACAATAACCAAGCTACAAAACGAACAAAAAGACCTAGCCTCTGAGACCAACGCTCTTACGGCGAACCTTAAGAAACTTTCAGATCAGTCTAAGTTGGCCGCCGCCATTATGGGCGAGATAGATAAAGAAAAGGGAAAACGGGAGACAATAAGAGGTTTAATCTCCGAGTTTACCTTTGCTAGTAATCAGGGCCGGAAGGATATGGATAGGAATTTCATGGCTCTCCAGAGGGTGATGGAGACTGGGAGCTTGAATAGTATTCCGGACGAGATGAGGTCTGCTGTTGGAGGGTTATTAGGCACCCTTGAGAATATAGCGATTGGGCCACAAGGTCAAACGGGTGGAGAAATCAAGAAGATGCTAGAGATGCAGATGGCTAACCAGCTTAAGATTAGAGCTACTGGTAGGCCGCTTACTGCGGAAGAGATGCAGAGAATATTTGATAAAACAACAAAAGAAGAGAAACTTATAGATGACCTAAAAGCTCTTAATGCCGAAGAGGTTGCGGCGGCGACGGCTCTCGCTGATCATCAAGCAGATAAGATTGACGACTTGTTGGTGGGAATTGAGAGACTCATTGCAACCCTAGAGGCTGCGCAAGCGAATGCTGGTAATGCGGCACAAGGTGCGATGCAGCAGATGCAAAACCCTATGCATGGAGGGTTAATTCAGGGATTCGCAGAGGGCGGAACAGCTTCTTCGTCTGCAACTTCTTTAGCCGCTGGGACTTCTGGAGTAAGCTCTTCGGCAAAAGCGGCAAGTTACACATCAAGCGGTAAAAATATGTTCCAGCCGCGAGGCACAGACACTGTTCCTGCTATGCTTACCCCGGGTGAGTTTGTTATGCAGAAGAGCGCAGTGGACAGCATTGGTGTAGCAACCCTAAGCGCTATGAATAAAGGTGAGAAGCCTATCTATAGGCAGGGGGGTGGTCCTGTTTCAACGAGCTGGATGAACTTTAACCAAGAGGATCTTACTCTGGGTGCCACTATGATGGGTGGAAGCATAACAGGGATAATTAACGATGTTATAAAAGGTATAACAGAAACCGTCGCCAATGTCGGAGCCTTGAAATTTAGTGATTTTAAGGGTCTTACCGGTTCGGATGTAATAGCAGAAGATACAGGATACAGGCTTGATGGCTGGGACGATTTTGTCATGAGTGGCGGTAAAAGTATGTCTGTTAGCGGCGGCTCTTTACATAGGGCTGCTCTTAAAAGACAAAGAACAAGGTCTGCACTCGAAGAATGGTTTGAGATACGTGCTTGGGGTCCGCGCATAGGTAATCCTGCGGTAGCGGCAGCAATGCTGGAAGACCTCTATAAGAGAAAAGATTACATGCAAGCCATTCGTGCTCATAGGTTCTTTTATAATAAAAAATATCCAGACGGAGGAAGCATAGGAAACAATAAAAATAGTGGAGCCTTTGATTATTGGAATATGTCAGCGGCGGTAGGGGCAGACGCTATAAATGATGCGTTAGCAGCAAGCGAGGAAGCAGCGCGGTATCTTACTACCAACCAAACAGAAGGAGAGGTTGGCGCGGTTCAAAGCATATCGTTTGCTGAGGATATAAGGAAAAGGTATGCTGGGGGGCCCGCAAGGGGCGTGGCGGCAGGTCTTGCTGAAGATCCGAACACTGCGGTAACATTGGCAGAGGCTAGCAATTACCGGAGTGTTCAGAAGACGCTGCCTGAGCTTAGAAGAGTCTACCAAGAATATAGGACAAATGGTCAAAATATATGGGGATCAAATAAAAACATATTGTATTCAGGTGAAGACAAAGGAGCCAAGAATAGCATGGGCATGCCTTACCCCCTTAAAACAGAAGGGTCCTCGCCAAAACTTTTTGTCCCAGATCCTAGTTTGGCCTCGCAGAAACTGAAGAACCCGGGCGATCCACAGTATGCGTGGATGAGTGGCCCTAACTTTAGAACGAGTAAGTCTGTTCTCGGGACGGACAACGAGGCAGCGTACTACGAGTCGCTATTGGACGATAGCAAATTTGCTATAGTGGGAAATAGGATGGCGGAGATAAGCGGTATCGTTCGGTCCGCCACAAAATCGGCATCTTCTGCTTATGGTAGCTTTTTGCACAACAATTTATTTACCGATGAGATGGCGGGAATGCTTAAAGAGTTTTATACAGATCCAAATGCAGCGACCGCAGAAAATCAGGTAAATCAAATAGCTGAAAAATTACAGAGGGCCTCAAATTCGGGTGCATGGCAAGGGGGAGACCCCAATGCGATCTTAGCTGCTGTGGTATTTAACCAACTAAGCAAGTTGCCGGGCATTAGTGATGCTATAGAGAACACGACTGGGTTTAACCAAGGACCTGCTGTTGGCAGTGAGACGGCAGATAAATTTGCAGGGGCACTTGGTTATGTTCCTTGGCGATTAGATGATCCATCTTTGATGAATAAAAACATTATAAAAGCTGTTGAGGATAGACGGAATGATGCGGGGCGGAGAATGATGGGGGCAGGCTTGATAACTGCGGATTGGGGTGCGGAGTTTAAAGCTCTTTGGAAGGGCGAGGACGATAAAACCATTTCGGCAAGTTTCGTTGCGGATAAAATGACTGCTCTTCTTCGTGAGATAGAAGGGCCCGGCGGAAATGACATAATGGGAGCGGGTCTTTTAGGTGCCATCCAACAACAACAAGCAGACGCTGCCGCCGACGCAGCAGCACAAGAAGCCGCCGCTGTGGAAGAGGTTGAAGGTAGGGTCGTGCCAAATCTAGATGTTTTCTATGGCGGTGATGCTCAAAAAGCACAGGCTTTACTGACGGCTCTTGGAGAATATCCGGGTCGCGACAAAGCACCAAAAGGTATATATCGAATGCCAGCATACTCAGGATTACGCGGAGAGAAGGGTGTCATTGATGAAAAAACGGGCAACCCAAGGCGAATCTTCGCCATAACAGATATCAAGCGTAATAAAGATCATTTTGATGCAATGTTCCCGTTCTTTAAGGAACTCAGTAACGAGATTTTGGGTATGGCAGGACAGGGCTATATTACGTCAGCTTCTACGGATGGAGGTGTTGGGTTTAATCCACAGAAAATGGCAGACCTTGGCGGAGCAATAGGTGGGGCGAGTAGGGATGCTCTAGCGCGTTGGTCAACGCTGGAGGATGTATCCAGTTGGTATGGTAAAGACGGACTCCCAGATAGAGAAGCAGAGAAGATGATTGGCCTGTTTTGGAATTTTAAAAAGGTAAACACAGCTCTTAAAAAGATGCAGGGAAATGCACGAACAGCAATGCGAATGGCTGAGGAGCAAAATAACGGAATGTGGGCTAGATCTGGCCTGTTTGGTGGCGATGTCAAAAATTATCCAGACTGGCTGAAACCCGCACAAAGAAATCAACCAAACCAACAACCAAACCAACAACCAAACCAACCCCAGCAGATTCCCCAACAAAACGCACAAGGCCAACAATTCGCAACGGGTGGCCCAGTAGGAATAGACTGGTCTCCAAGAGGAACTGACACCGTTCCCGCGATGCTAACACCCGGCGAGTTTGTTATGAGAAAATCCGCCGTAGACAAGTACGGCATAGGCTTTATGGCTGCTATTAATGAAGGCAGAGGAGGTTCTGGAGGATATATGCACGAAGGTGGTGTTGCTAGTGTTTCACAGTTTGGAGATGTCGCTACTGCCCCCAAAGCAGATCCTGCCATAGCCAAGATTGAGAAAACCGGAACTGCGACATGGGATAAGATGACCAAAATGGACAATGGTATGCAAGCCCCTATGTCAGACATTAGCGCCATTAAAGCTACTACCTTAGCAACAAACGAAACTACCGCAGGTATGTCGAATTCATTCCCCACTCTGAATGACTTATTGCAAGGTATGAGAAGTAAGATAGCTGATATATGGGACAATGTTGGGGGGCCTGCTCCTGCCGCAGCTTATGCACCAGCCGATATCGATGTCACCGCGATAGTTGCTGAGCTGAAAGTGCTCGCCCAGAGCGCTATTAAAAATCGGAATCAAAACTTTACGAATGTCACCGGACTCGCCAATATGCTGATGGAATTGCATCCGCTTCAACTGATGGCGATGCCCAACTTTTTCGCCACAGGAGGTATGGCTAGAGGAACCGACACTGTTCCCGCAATGTTAACTCCCGGCGAATTTGTAATGAAGAAAAGCGCTGTTGATAAGTATGGCGTAGGCTTTATGAGAAGCCTTAATAATGGTGCCTCTCCTACATCAAGGTCAAGAGGTGTACAATACCTTCACGATGGAGGTTCTGCGGTGGGTGGTGGCGGAGGCCTCTTTGCAGGGGTCGGAGATATTGTTTCTTCAATTAGTGACTCTTTATCCGCCTTTACGCAAGCTTTTAGCTTATTTAGTGGGCTTTCTAGCATGCTAAGCAATACAATTAATAGTATGGCAGACATGAATATAACCCATAATATTAACATTAATGGAAGTTTAGCTATTCCCGGATTCTCACAAGAGGACATTGATGGTATAATTGCGAACATATCAAATGGGGTTACTCGTGGAGTAGACGAGAAAATAAAGCAAGCTTTTGCAAAGCGAGATACAGACAACGAGAACAGAACATAATGGCAAATATAAAATCCACAAAATCATTACATATACAGAATGATCAGACCGATGCTGCGGGTGTATACCAGCGCAATCGGGGTATGGATTTATTTCTAGAAGCTCCCGGCGGAATTCAGCAGTTTACAAACTTTGACGCCAAGGTTGCGTCTTATAATAACAATGACGCAGAGGTTAGAGCAGGACTCTTTGATAGTCCGTATAGATACCTTGAGCTGGAAAGACAGTATGATGGTACCGCCACTATGCCTTTCGAGTATGATAATGGCCAGTACTACCCAAGCGACATAAAGATTCTTGATGATATAGCTGTCGTTTCCTATAAAGAGCATAGCCAGAGAGTTTATCTTATCAATGAGACTATGAAAACTGGACATGTCATCGTAAAAGTTACATATGATAAGGTGGGCGAAGATGAAGTTTTTAATGATGTTGACCTTAATAGTGGGTTGGTTTTTGCGAATGTTGGAACTGCGGCTAGAAACTTAACAGAGTTTGCCGGTGCAAGCAATATAGTGGGGAGTAATTCTGGTGTAGAGTCTGGATATAGTATTAGCCCCACCGGAGATGTCGCTGTAGACTTAGGGATAGGCTGTACTACCACAACATCTGATGAAGATTGCACCGTGTTTGGTGGTGATACATGGACATGGAGTGGGGGAACATGGGTTCAACAAACATTTACAGGATGTGGAGCATGTTTGGACCCATCGTCCGCGACCAGCTGTGGGTGTGATTCTATGCCACCAGTCGCTCCCGGCACATACGATGGTGAGGGTGGAACCGGAACATGTGCTGCCAAAACAGAAGTAGTTTGCGACCCATTTGTAGAAGATGATGATGGTACTGATGTCAAGAAGAGGGTTAATGAGGGGGTTCAAGATTGCGCAGGCCCAACAATGCCCGCAGATGCGCTAGAGAATAAAGAAGGGGGTATATTCTTTAGTCAGGTAAAGAACAAAAAGGGCGAAATCATTGACGTTCTTCAGGGGCTTGTAGTTGATTTTAGCGAGAAGTCAACACCTAGCGATGCAACACTGTTAAGTCTTAGGTCAAGGCATGACTCTAATTTGATATGGGTAGATGAGTGCGCCGAGGATACAGTGACTTATTATTATAAGGTTCCCTGCCAAGTGGTTGATTCTTTTTACTGGCAGATAGGACAGAAGACCCAGTGTGGAAGAGTGGATATCTTTGAGCGTCGTAGCGGGACCATAACAGCTGTTGACGGAAATAAGATTACGGTAACAGGCCCCACTGGAGACAGTGAACTGATAATTGATGGTTTTGACACTAATCTACTGAATGACTACGATAGAATTAAAATTGTTTCGGGGGTAAACGAAACCCCAAAAGATCACGTCCATCCTATTAACGGAATCAAATATGTTAAACGAACAGCTAATGGTGATACTGAATATTATATATATGATGATGAAAACTTAACACAGGAAACAGACACCTCCTCTCTTAAAAGCACCGATGGTTTACTATGGGCTTTTCATCCCGATGACTCTGACTTTGGGGTTTGGAGATATAAGACCACATTATTTTCCCCTAACGGTCTCAATGGAGACGGAGTGACGGGTCGCGGAAGAACACCCTACGTAAATCAGGGCGGCGTAGGCCAAATAGCAGGCTACACAGGAGGGTATTACAGTGGGGGAAATGACACCGATATTCGCAACGCTTTAGATTTAATGGCGTGGGGATATAGGTTTGGTCAAGCAATAGATATTATAAAACAGCCCGGCACTGATTATTACTGGCTTGCTATTAGTGAGTTGGGGAATATAGCTAATTCAGATAGTGGAATGGATTATTTTGGGCGGGTTCAAGGGTCTCAGAATAGTCTCGCTCTCTCAAAATCGGTTTTAATAACTGATAAAGATGGCAACCCCGTTTTAGATGAAAATGGTCTTCGTCAAACAGAGATGCGGGGCATTTCTCTAGATGAAGCAATTGAATTCGGTCTAGACCCTAAACTTCCCGGACTGGCTAGCATGTTTATAAATCACATTACTGGTAAATATGATGAGCAAATCGATTGGAACCACACAGAACACTATTCTTACGGCGGGGTAGAGCAAGACCAGAGCAACAGGGCTTCGGGTAAAATCACCTCTATTTTGTCTCCCTATGGGTACCAAGTTCTAAAACCTAAACATTTAGGGTATGGAAGGGTTTGGCTTTATAAGATAAACATGAATAGTGCTGACTCTGCTATTTCCTCAATAGGAACCGCTGAGGAGATTAACGCAGCTACAAGAAATGGTCACATTTCAGAGCCACCATTATGCATGGGTGATTACATTGCTGGTTTAACGGATGTCGATTTTCCTACCAATGTTGAGGGATTGGATGGCTATGGTTATTCCATCTTTTCAAAGTTGGGGTATTTGTACTGGTTTAGAGCGTGGATTTCTAACCTTAAATCTGGAACGGTTGGAGGTTTTAGTGGGCATGCTAAGGCGCACCACAGGGGGTCGTTTGATAAATGGAACTATAATTCTGGATATCCCAAGAAGTGGGCGCCTTCATGGTCTTCCGACGAAGAAGACACAGATGAATATGGAAATCCGGGCGGGTTTGATTCGGGTATGGATATTGATCTGCCCGGCGGCGGAACGATGGGCGGCATGATGGGTGATATGGGCGGTGGTGGTGATGGTGATGGTGGTGATGGTGGTGATGGCGAAACCAAGACCATCGGCCGTGGTGGCGTTACAAACCTGTTCTTTATTGAATCGCAGAGGTTCGTCAATGAGCTAGTTATGTATAAAGGCGAGTTCGGTTCGGTATTTGGCACGGCCAATGTTAATTTTTTTCCAGATGATATACTACAATTTTTTAGGACTAACGAGACTCCGTATGCCCCCTATGCAACATCTGCTGATATCCTAACTAACGGTTTTAAGTTCGCTGACGGGTTTGGTTTTAATATATGCATGAAGGTTGACGACGTTACAAACGGAAGTAAGCCAATAATAGCTATTTCAAATACCGCATTCCCATATCTACCCCCTGTTAGTAGATCTACAGACGGTGCTCTTGATTCATTGCAGAAATATTTAGACAGGCTTAAAAGAAAGGGGTATGAAGACGCAAACACTCAGGACTTTATAGACAGGCACACTAAGACGAATGAGTTTATTATAGATTTTCTTAGCGATGGAAGTGGAGAAGCTATAGATCTTGGTAGCCTTTCTAGAAATGGCTCAATTTTTATACATAATTGCAACCAACAGGTAAACACTCAGGAGTTAGATCATACACTGAGAGTCTCTCGACGCGACTTTCATCTCCCCGAAGACCCTCGAAAGGGTTGGTGGAGCGGGAAGGATACCCTGTATAACAAATATTTTTATGAGTACAATTATTGGTATGGGAATCCCCCATCGATGATGTTTAGGGATGGATCGCTTCTTGTTGGCACAGATGAGGGACGCATTAAAGTATTTAAAGAGGGGTCTCTATCAACACACAGATGTAAGCGCACAAAGCCAGATTCATACTATACTTTACATAGTAAATTTATTACCATTGGTGATGTCGATTACCTTCTGCCAAAGCCGGGGTATGCTGGAACATTCGCCGGTGATCCTAAACAGCCCGTAGAATCTTCAGGATATAGGTATTTTACCGACGAAGATAAAAAACACATGAGAAAAGGCGCATTTTCAAATAGGGGAATGGTCGGCGATAGTGGTACCTTCGAGGGGGGTGTGGATTATCTCGATACGTGGGTATGGAACGCAAGCTCTAAATCACCACAGATATATAATATTGAGGGTGGTCGTGAGTGGAGAGTAACTAATCGTCAACCGATATCCCAGTTTATACCCATGATAGTGGAAGATGATAAACCGGCAGATTTCGTTTCTGTTTATCGTAACTATTCCCACTACTATATCAATCCTACTAGCGATATTCTCACAACCCCCATTATGCCAGTATTGGGAGATAACACATCTGGGCAATCAGCAACAAGTCCTTATGCCATAAGTAACCAGACAGATCCAAGGGTTCAAGACAAAGACCAAAGAAATATATTGCTTGGTCAGCCTTTTGGGTATACATTTAGGTGTGATAATAGACTTCTTATAGTTCATGGAGCTTCTTATACTAATGAGTTTGATACTGTAGGTAATGATATAGCCCATAGGTTATATCTATACGAGGTGAATAAGAATGGGTTTTTTGACTTCTTTCAGAAGATAACTCCAGCGACCAGTAATTTGGCCAACGGGACTATCCCTAAAGATGGTGTTCAGAATGTTCGCCGTAGAGTTGATTATGGGTCAACCACAAAGGACACTCCAGAGGAATCTACACCAGAATATGTCAATGTCTTTCCCGAAGGAGCTATGACTTTTGAGGAGAAGAACGAAGAAAGCAGGACAATAGCATACCTAATGACAAATATGTATGATGCCCTATCTGGGATGTTGGTATTGATGACCCCTTACGGGAAGGCGGTATTTGACGATAGTGGGGCAGCCAAGAGCTATGAATTTGTCGGCGACCAGAGGAGCGTTCAGATATCCCCCTATTTCTCATTTACAGAAGAGTTTAATGCAAAAAATCCATATAACCTTAACAATATGTACTCATATCGTGAGGGTCTTGGCATTGATTACCCTGCAAATATTTATGATATAAATGATGAACATGGCGGTTTGTGCGCTTTCTATAACATAGAAACTAACTCATCACAATACAACTCAATTAGAATATTAAAAAGTGTAAAATTTACAGTTGATGTAGCAGAAAATGTTACCATTAAGGGTGCGGATGACACTGACGTTACTCAAGTTTTGCCGATTTTAACATTCTATAAAGACGACCCTAGAAAGACAATAACACAAACGGGAGTTACTGATGTGATAGGGGGCGGAACCAAGCTGCCTTATGGGCCTAATTCGGCGAACAATCCTAACTCGCCACACAATCCTCTCTACGCTGATGGACTTCAAGATAGCGCAGCCCTAATAAAATATCCTACTTATGCCAGAACCAGTGTGGCTGGAGATCAGGGTTGGCGCGGAACAGTAATTATAGATGGGCCCGAAATATCTGTTTTTGCTGCAAATGGATCATTAATTAAGGGTTCTAGTGACAACAAGACTATTCTTTATAATGATGGAAATGGATATACAGATGGGTCTTACAGTCAAACGTTTGATGATGTAAACAAGGCTAGCTTTGATTCTAGAGCTCAGGTTGAAAGCACTTTAGTTGTAGGTCTGATGTCTCACAATACTCAAACTTCAGACTTTGACGGAACCTATAGAACGAAGTGGGTAGCTGGGGACGAGGATACTGGAACATGGGGTCAAGAACTTAACTATATTCCATACAGTAAGCCATTTGATATTTCCTCCAACGTGCACTCATTTATAAATAAAGCTAAAATATCATCTGTTGAGTTTACTTATAAGGACTATGATCTTGGAGATTTAAGGAGGTTTCGGTGTGCGACTTTCAGAGAGAGTCAACACGGCCCCCTAACCAAACCTTTTGCTGATGGCTTCAGGCAGCCGGGCACTGAAGGGTTTTTAAGAATGGGAAAATCTAAAACCCCTGCGTTTTTTGATACAGAGGGCATAGTTCTTAGTGGGACAAATAGTGAATCTATACAGATAATAGAATCTGTTAGTTATGATTATTGGGGCCCTAACTATATTCAATACGTTTCGGACCCGATTAGTCATGCTTCAGATATTCAAAAACCAGAGTTCTTGAGTCTCTCAATATTTTCTGCACCCCAAAGCTCTGAAAGCTTTAATATGTCAACATCTGGCCATATTGCCTCTAGTGGATTGATTCCTACTTATATAGGTGGTGTTGCGAGTCATTCTGAGAGTATGCCTCTTAAAATCGGATCTACTCCAGTTGTGAATTATTTAGGGCTATCCCTTCCTGTGCCATTTGGGTTTAAGTGTGACGGAATGTCTCTGTTTACCCCAACAGCGTTTGGTACAAGCATAGCTAGCGGCATGTCGGCTCAATTTCCGGGCGGAACTGGTGTAGATAAAGGCATGGCATTATCTATAGGTATGCCGCATAACAGCGGTGGAATGAAGCTTGCAATGGGTCAGGCAGCTTTGGGTAGTGGCAATATGAATGTTGCAATGTCTGGAGTGTATGGCTCTTACAATAGTATACCATGCATAGAGGGTAATCTATACCTCAACGCTACCTATGTCAATAACGGCAATATGCCTTTAAACTTAGGTAGGCTTTCAGACAGCGGAAATATGCCACTATATATGAGAACACCAGATCCGGCTTCTGGGGTGGTGAATTTGGCTATTAATACAGAGCCATTTAATAGTAATAATGCTTCATACCCCTCTGGGCTTCATCTTCGTCAAAAGGGGTTTGCAGAAAAGACAGCAAATACAAACTTGTATATTGGCGAGCAGGCCAGCGAAGCTTCTGCACCTTTATTCTTAATGCAACCACACAGGATTCCGTTTATAGACCCGCAATCTCCGGCGACCTATGAGGGAGACGACACATCTCAAATACCAACACTTTACGTTTCTGGAGCCGCTGTTCCTACTGCTAATAGTTTAGATGATAATTTTCATCATCAAAAACAGATGGTTCAGGAAAATTCACAGTTTGACTATAGCTCTAACGCAGAGACTATTATTTCTTACAATAGCTCGAACTCTCTGTCTAGAAACACTTTAAGCCCGAGCAACACGGCAGACTATGGGGTAAAAAGAATATCCAAAGTCGGAAGCAGTCTGGAGAATTACAATGGGTTGGGTACAAACTCTTTCTATAACAATGAAATGTCTAGGCAGGCAATAGATTCAAATGGAACATATTTAGCGGTTGGTACGAATTCTAGTGTTCTATCCGACGATCCATCTTTGCAGATTTTCGACGTTTTAAATGAAAGCTCTGTCAGGTTAGCGTATACATACACTGAGTTTGAGGAAGACCTTTTAGATTTGGGAATCTCTGATGCTGGTCAGATTATGTTCTATTATAAGGATGTTAAGGTCTCACCAGAAAATAAAATAGCCGTTTCTATAAGAGCTCAGTTTGATCAACATGTTTCTGATATGATATTCATATTAGAGGAACAAGCGTTCGATAGGATATCAACAACAAAAACTGATTTTGATGAGTGCGCAATAAAACCTCAAAAACGACTTAGTGTTAGCGTTGAATCTTTTGAGAGGTGGAAAATCACATCAGTATTTACTTCTAGCTCTTGGAAAGAAACGACCAGTGCAGATAAGATTCTGAATAGGGTTATGGGCGAGTCTATATCTTGGAAGGGCGAAGATTTATACTACGGAAAACAAAGCACGCGGTTTGCCAATGTTTACGCTAGGTATGAATCGGATGATTATGCAACAGAAAACAAAGCGTTTGGGTTTGGTGACACGAGCGATGCTACGAACTACAACAAAAATATAAACAACATACCGACAGGAACAAAGACTGGGTTTGGAGCAAAAATTCAGCTTGCGGGAGACTTCGCTTTTGTTGGTGCTCCATTGCTCGACCCATATATTGCAAACAATAATCTTTCTGCTGTTAATGCCGCATCGCCAGATGGAGCTGTTTATATATTCAAATATGATAGCGGATGGTCGTATGTTGATGCAATTTATAGTGGTGGATTAATATCTTCTGCTATTGCAGGGGTGGATAGCTGTGCTTATGATGCAAAACTGTTTGGGTATGATTTAGATTATGATTCCACATCCGGATACCTATCTGTGGGCGAACCAATGTCTAACACGGTATATCAGTTTAATATTAGCTCTACGGGAACGCCTTCGCTATTGAATTCTTACTCTAGTACAGACAGCAAGTTTGGAACTTTTGTTAATTCTGTATCGGCAGGACTGATAACAAATACAAAGTCTAAAATACAAGATGTAGTATACTCTCAAGATTTTGAGTTCTCAACAGAAGAAATAGAATCCGAAATCCAGCAATATGTGCCCGGCGTCAATGTTATAAACAGCGTTTCTCACGAGATAGTGTCAGTCCAGAGGGCCACCCTTACTGGCAAAGAAAAGCTGTTGGTGGCGCGAGATTTTGAGGTCAATTACGGCGCTGGGAGGGTCAAGAAAATACAAAAGATATCACTCTTGAACCTGCACGATATAAACGGCACGCTGTATATCTCTGGCCCGGGACCTGTTTCTGATTCACTAAACCTAAGTATGCCCATTCCTTCAGGAGGAGCTACTGGAGACTTAGGTATAACATTCGGGTCAATCGGGACTGGCGTTGCGATGCCGTTACATCTAAGTAATTACATTGGTAGCGGGGAAGCTCCGCTACATATGAGAGGGCCATTGGAAATCCCAGTGCCCCTCTATATGAGCGCCGACTATACAGATACCACATCAGAGACTTCGCTAGTTACGGAGGGGCCAGTTTATGCTAGCGGCACTTCTGACCTTAGCATTGAGGGTAAAACCGCTCGGGCCCTATCTTCCTCAATGTTTGTTCTTGGGGGAACAGAGGCGGGTGGAGGAATGGCGCAAATGGGAGTGTCTATGAGGATTGCTCAGGTTGACCTTTATCCTACATCTGGCCAGCAAGATGTTCTAATTGCCGGAATCGGAGACGGAATCGGAAGCGCTACGGCTACCCCTTCTCTTTATCTTGGTGCTGGAGATTATGGGCCTGCTAGCGGCACAAGCCTTCTAAGAATGGAAGGGCCTCCATCAGCAACCGTTAGCGCCTCCAAAGGCTTGGCAATCATTACAGATCCCGCGTCGGGAGTGTTTGAGACCGTAGCCACCCTGATGATACCTAACACTCAAACCACAGACGTGAATGGTAGAATACTTAAAGCATCAGAGTCGTTATACTTGAGTTCTACTGCTCCAAATTCTGGAAACATGAACTTGGTTGTATGGAGAGAGGGTATTGGTGGCGGAAAAGAGCTGGATGCAAACACCAGCCTGATGTTAACTAGCATTACATCGACATCAGACATAAATGTGTATATGTCAGGGGGATATATATCTACAGGCACAGCAAGTCTTGCAATTCCATCCGGTATATCGTTACCTAGTGGAAATCCAGAGTTGTTCATAAGAGGTTATAGCGAGTAAGGAGTTAATTTATGGCGGTTACATTTAATCCAGTTGGGGGAGACTCAATCACAATCGGCGGTACAGCCGCTACGGGGCCTTTTCCTAAATATTCAGTTTCTACCGAAAGGGTAGAGGCGTCGGACGGCACCCTTATAGATATGATATACAGCATATCTGTAACTGGTCAGGTTATAGCTAGTGGAGACATGACAACTGCTGGTGCCAGACAGGATAGTTTACATGCTGCAATGATAGCTAAATTAGCAGCTATGGAAAACGAGGTTCCCGTTGGAACTCTGGAGATTGTTGCTTATGGTGGGCTTTCTAATGTTTTGCAGTTTAATGACGCAACACTCACAGGTATAAGCTTTGGCGAGCAAGATGATGAAACCGCCGGAACCCAAGTTGGGGATTATACTTTTGAGTTCACCGCCCACAAAAGAAGTTCTACTAAAACTGGTAGTTCGTACAGCCTAGTTAGCGCGGAAGAGAGTTGGGATATATCTGAGAACGCTGAGCGATATTATGTAAGTAATGATTTCACCAACCTCCCCAGCAAGACTTATACTATAACCCATACAGTAAGCGCAACCGGATATAACAAAATCACAGACACTACCTTCAATGATTCTGGATGGGCTCAAGCTAAAGATTGGGTTCTCAGTAGGTTGGTTACTACTCCCGCAACAACCATTGAAACAAATGTCGCCGGTAAAGAAAGGTTCACTGATTTTCAGGGGATCTACATGGGCGAAAGCTCTGGCGACTTTATTGATCTAAGCACCGATAGCGCATACAACCATAGTCGAGTAGCGCAGTCAGACCTTCCCGGCGGCTCATATTCTGTCACAGAGACATGGTATATATCTAAACTCGCGGTCACGCATGATTTTGATATGTCGCTAGATACGGGAGAAGACGGAATAACCAATGTTACAGTTAATGGTAGCATACAGGGGCTTAACACATCTTCTTTTGCTACAAGATCTGAAGATAAAATTACACAGGCGGAGGGCGTTCTTGATAATTGTTTAACTCAGGCTTATGGGTTAGCAAATACCTTTTATCAAGCAACTATTACGTCTGCTACACCTCTTAGTACCTCAGAAATGTCTAAAAGTGTATCTAAAAATAGAACAACTGGTGTTATAACCTATAGTTTAAGCTATAATGATAATGAGTTAGAGTCAGATGATACAATAACTGAAAGTCTTCAAATTTCAGACGATAACGAAGATCGGTCAAACAATGTTGTTGCCATAATACAAATTATAGGTAAAACTGATGGCCCTATTTTTCAGAACATGGGAACAACCACTGAAAGGAAAAGGAGTGCAAGCTTGGAATGGACAATGAAAAGAGCTAATAGGAGCAGTAAGCCCTCTGCGGATGCTCTCGCTGCTGTTAATGCGTATAAACCTACAGGAGCGTATCAGCTGAGTAAGTCAGAAAGTTGGACACCCTCAACTGGCGGATATTCTTTATCAATAGAATGGACATATTAGCATGGTACAATTAACAGAGCCTTTAAAAATGTTCGGCGTATATGTCGAATCTTTTACGTCGTCGGTTGGATATGGTGCGGAATCCAGCACTATGCAGATGACCCTCGTAGAAGATCCAGACGATAACATTACAATAAAGCACTCTCTTGATGGTGGAGCTACATTTGTAGATGGGTTTCCAGAGGTTGGCACAGTGTGCCAGTTTGCTTTTGAGGGGTTTGAGTTTGTAGGCATATTCCAGAGGTATAACTATTCTGAGTCTACTGGTGGTAGAAAGTATGACGTAACTTTTGAGTCTCCATCTAAAATTCTTGATGGCGTACAGGTTATATTGAGTGGGTTTGAGGGTACTGGATTTTGGGATAAACCATTTTACCCTTCTACTGACTGGAATTTCACTAGCCAACTTAACAATGTTTATAACCCCTTTGGTATTAAAGAAAACTACACTTGGGGAGGAACGTTTGGCTATTCTGATTATAACTCAGCTGGCTTTCCTGTTGTAGACGACCCAAACCAAACAGGGTTGGCGGCTAAGGGTCTCCTCACCATGATAGAGGAGATATCTCAGTCTAAGTATACTTACGACAATCCAAACGGAGCCGCGATACATACTTCAGTTAACTCTAGCGGTGAAGAACTGATAGGTGGGCCTATATGTTATGGCGACAGTAAATTTGTCATAGACTTTGGAAATCTAAAAACTATTGTGCCGGATTTCTTTAGGCTAAAAGGGCCCACCAAAAGTATAAATGCTATACTTCAAGAGTGCTGTGAATTGATTGTTCATGATTATGTTACGATCATAGACCCTGTATATACCCAACAGCAAACAGGATACAGTACTGGTACCACCACTGGTTTTGCTCCCGGTGTTCCGCAGGGTCAATACAAAAAGGTTATTAGAAATGGTGTGGTTCCAATTCAATATGATGTAGATGGGAACGTTACAGGGCCGGTAATATCTTTTAAGTATTTAGATAAGTCTGAGCAGCCCAGACCGGGCGTTGTCGCAGACCTTGTTGCGGCGGCAAAACAAAACGATACTCTTATTTCTGCTAATAATGGTCAGGAATATGCTGATGTCGTTACACAAAAAATGATTATTGGAGATCAAGCTACTCGCGTATGGGAAGCGGGTATGGAATATCTTATTCCCGCATATGGAAAAGATCTTAACGGTAACTGGCTATTAGGAACGGGGTTTGGCGATCAAGATTTCGCTCCAGTGGCGCTCGCTAATGGTGCAGTGTATCAGGCTCGTATTCAGGAGTTTAGGTCTGCAATGTCGGGGTTTGAGCAGTGGCAATTATATCATGAGCTAGGGGGATTTTATGGGTATAGCAATGTGGGCAACCCTCTTTACGGTTCAATAGCTATGGGTACTTCGGCAGCTATTACCGGCTTTCTCCAAAACAGGATGCCGGGCCCAGCTTTGATGGCTGGCTTTAATGGAGATTGGCATAGAAGGGTGGCAATGGAGGGGAGGGGGGGCATTGAAGGTTCGGGTCGCAGTATGCAAAAAGAGATATTTGACGCGGTTTTAAATACGGCTACAAACTATTGGGGCAAGACTTACTTTGTATTGCTTCCCGTAGAGCCGGGCGGCTATGATAACAATATTAGATATAAGAATGCATTTGAAACAGAAGCAGCTTGGGAAATAACTGATGCTGGTTGGGACCCTGATTTTCGTGTTAAAGACATAAGTATGTATAATGATGAGGGCGCACTAAAAGCTTGCGCCGGATATTATCCCTCTATTTCATCAGGCAGAGCAAGTGCAGCCAAGATGAAAGATTTTGGGAATATAGAAAAAACTGTACCTTATACACTTCCCGGATCTACCACGCTAGTAGGGTCAGAGATAAAGGTTGATAAGCAGATCTACTGGATGAATAATCCATACCATCAGAATAATAATAATCCATATGATGATGTAAGTGCTATGGTACATATAGAGTGTCCACAAGTATGGGAATTTGACCCTAATGCAAGCGAAAAGGCCGCTTTAGATTCCACGATGAACCTCGGGGCATTCTCGGCTGCATTCCAAGGCGCTCCCGGGTTTATCGGAAAAGTCGATGTACAGGGTAAGCAATTCACTCAGGAGGTGGAAGATGATGATGGCAATAAGTTTACGATACCATACAACACATCTAGTTATTCAACATTTGAAAACGAGATGATGGCAATGAGATATGCGCCAAGGGCTGTTAGGCCTTTTAAGGTTTCAATTCCTCAAAAGAGCAATCGCTATAGCTGGGGTCCTTGGTATAGGTTTAGCACTAAAATAGGTAAGGCTGAGGTAGAACAAAACAGTCAGTTAAAACCTGAAACATTTGGAAGTAGAGCGCTTTTAGATAAAGCCGGTGCGGCTTTAACTTATGCTGGAACTGCTGATTTATATGCTTCTGAGTCTGGGTCTGTTGATTTAGCCGAATTCCCACAATATAATATCGCAGATAGGTTTAATACAAATGGCCCATATATTACAAAGATGGATGTCTCCGTTGGTACGGGTGGGATTACTACAAAATATCAGTTCTCTACATGGACTAGGAATTTTGGTAAGATAGCTAAGTATAATATTGACCGAATAGCGAAGATAAACAAAGATAGAATTAAGGCCCAGAAAGAGGGAACTGTCGCTCAGTTTAGCACTAATCAAAAGAGCTCTGCAAATGCATTACAGCAGCATGCCAATGTCCTTAATCCCATAGATACAAACTTCATGAGTGGACTTCAGGTTCCTGCTCTTCCCGCTGGCGGCGCTAACTCCAATTCGCTTGGGTCAACTGTTATGTCTATGTCTACAAAAAATGCGGCGTCTTTACATTGGTCTTCTGGTCGAGGTGTTAGCTTTCACGGAAAGAATGCGCCCAGTTATAACTTTAGCTTTGGATGTACTCCCGAGCAGCTATTCTCTCCGGTCGGCATAAGAAAAGCACCCACCGAGGGAAAAGATCCGCAAGGCAATCCAGACATTCTACCTTACGTTTGGGAGCCGACTAAGGGGGAAAATATAGATGAAGATGCCGATACGTCTGGTGGAGCAGATCATTTTTATAACCAGCACGTATCTCCTACTTCCAGAGATTTAGACCCATATGCTTTGAGTAGGGATGATCCAAATATGCCTGCGAGAATGAAAGAATTCGTTAAGCTTGATTTTGGGGCAGTTCTGATGGATGACTTTGATTGGCTAATTGGTAAGAGTCCCCTTACGGGCGAAACAAACAACATGCATCTATCTTTCAATGGTAATACTGTTCCCAGCGATGTTGACGAGGTGAGGACATTTGGTTTGCGTGGCCCACTACTACTGTCTGGATGGGGTTATGACGTTATGGGGCATCCTGTTCCCGGAAAGAAAGATGGTAATTTTGAACCAGTTAATCCCGCAGAAAATAGAGCGAGCTGGAAAACCGGCCCTGTTGATTTAAAATGGGACGATGAGCGTCAGGTTTGGGCTGGTGGACTTCAGTTTGTAGAGGGGATTCTTGAAACCATAATTAATCCAGCAGAGGACCCCATTGATAAGCCAGACACTACGGGCACAATGAAAGTATATAGACGTACTAATAAGGGTGCGGAGATGGAATGGAGCGAGGAAGACGAGCATGGAGAGTATGGAATTATAACCCTTACAAACCGCGATGCTTCTTTGTCTGTTGATCCTGATGCTGCCGCATATAAGATATATGTAATGGCGGTGAGGATTAACCAAGAGTGGCGTGTGGTTTATGTAAGTTGCGATAACTTTGAAGCGCCGGAGGAATAAATCATGGGAAGACCAGCATGTAGCTCCTGCTGTAAGGTTCAACCGTTTGTACCCACGAAGAAAAAGGGGTGCCGCAAGGAGGATTTTAAGGTCTATTATAAATATGGGGCGGGCGGATGGAAGACATCTAATGAATATGCCGCCTATTTAGCGAGAGGAGGTAAGAATTCTGGCTTTAAGAGCTTGCAAGAAATAAAGTATGTCTCTAGTAAATCTGATTATGGTGAGTATGCGTCGGAGCTAAACTGCTGGAACTTTCCTAAGGCTTTCTTTGAGGAAGGCAAGACTATAGATGAGATTGATGAAGAGTTTCAAGCTGGAAACCCAAATTACGGTGTTCATATTCCGAAATTTTGGGTTATTACACTTGGTGATGATGATGAAAAAAAGATAGTGGTGACTAAACAGCTTTCTGGTAAAAAGAACTATGCATATTTTAGCGTAAGCGGCCTAGACAAGCAATATTTTCCTAGTGGACATAATTGGTATAGCTGGGAAGACTGGCCTAAATACTTTCCTAGAGATTATTGGACTCAACCGGAGCCTAGCGATTTCTCATATGAAGCCACGACTTACGTGGCGGTTTGGACTACTGATATACACTATAGGGGCAAACAAATATTCTACGGTTCTAAATGCATACCTTATAAAAAAGAATATCGGCTCTACAACTTCGGTAGCCCTACCACCGCAGAGGTCTACACTCAGAATATACTAAGGTTTCTTGGCTCGCCCATCTACGAGCTTGATCCCTATGCTAATTTTAACTATTGCCTTACATTTCCGTTTTTTGCGTTCGATAGCAGTACCAACAGTACTGTACGATTAAACGGCAATACGCATTATTTTCATGCTGGCGAGGATTGTAATGTTGTTGGACCTCCAGATGGAACAATAGAGGATAACGATATAGAGTTTTATCATGCAGATAAAGAACTATTCACCAAAATAAGTGTAGAGTCTAAAGACTTCATAGTGTTTAACCCATACTCTGAAGGGGAGGAGCTCGGGAGAGAGGTAACAGATGACGAGCTTGCGGAATACAAAGGAGACACGCTAAAAGAGCAGGAAGAACTTGTTGACACCCCATTCTTTCAATATGTCGATAATAAAATACGTCTTGAGTCAGACCTACCTCAATATATAATAGCAGAGGATGAGCCTCTGGAGGGGATGGTGGAATTCCCAGAGGGTTGGCCCAGAATTGATGGAGAGCCCGGTAAATCAGTTGAAACATTTAAAGAGTATATGGAGAAGGGTAGAGAGGAAGTTATTTTTGTGTCGTTTAGGACGAAGAGAGGTGCTGATGCATCTGGGATAGATATTGAAGAAGGTATGGAGGTCTATCATCCTGTGGGGTCTGACGACAAATATACTATTACCGACATAATAGAGTGGGGGCCAGACACTAAGCCCACCAAGGTCAAGCTTAGCAACGGCAGCGTAGTTAATGTGTCAGAGATTGAGTTGCTACAAGACGCGCTTTATTACGCCATGAATGAGCGTACATATTATTTACAGTTGATATATCTGAAATCTTTAGGCGGAGATTTTTATAATCCATTCAAATATAGGGTTACGCAGATTGACTTTACCAACCCAGATATTGACATAGACTGTGTAGAAGATGAAGTTGCAGGGCAGCCAAAAATGGGCGGAGACGAAAACCCGACCTATATAACGATAACGCAGGACTATTCGTGGGGCAAGGTAGACAAAGATAAAAAGGAAAAAGGCTCATATTTGAGGCTATCTGAAGGAAACCCTATAACTCTAGATCTTGACGATCCGGTTCCAATGAGCCTAAAGGATGATATTGTCCTTACCAGTTCGGCCGAGTTTAGGTATAACCCAAAGAGCAGTGACAACAATATTTTTGCTAGTTTTGATAAGCTATATCCAGCAGAAGACTCTTGGACTATAAATTTTCCTGAAACAACTGGTGAGACGCAAGATTTTTTATTCAATATAGATGACGGCAGCGAGGTAGTATGGTTCACCAACAAACAGCTACCTAAAAGCGGGTATTTCTTTGGCAATTTTGTCAATTTAACATTTTACTTACAGGAAATAGACGAATGGAAAAACGAGCAGATATAGGCATTAGGGGGCAAGATTTTTTTGGTCATTGCCCACAGTGTGGTACCTCATGTGAAGATGAAATAATTAGTCTTGCAAACAAGTTTTGTGAAGGCTTTGTTGCCGAAGCAGGCGATGAAAGTAACAACATCTGGTATGAGATCGTAGAAGAACCCGTGGGTTGTAACCGAGATAACGGAGACTATTGGGCGTGGACGTACTTTGGCCACATATGTGCTGACCCGTTTCATAATGATCCGTGTGAGAATAGACCGAATACTTATGGTAGTCTATTCGAGGGCTGGACGACTTATGACCCTCGGGGAGTTTGGACTCCAATGATTCTTGGGGGAGGGCTAGATGAGGGAGATGGATACACAGGTCTCGGCAAAGGCCAATTTCAGTCCAATCAGCGATGGAAATTAACAAATAACTGTAATTATGACTCCTATACAGGCTGCGGCAAGCCTGTCAGCACCACAATACCGGGACAATATGGTTCACCCACGTTTGCTGGCAGTATAACGGTAGAAGAATATCACAATGGAAAAAGACAGGTAGAGCTAGGTACATGCTACCCTCTAGACCCGAGGTGTTCCGAAACAGTATTAGACGCGGATGGAAATCCTGTTACTAGAGGCGGCACAACAATACTAGGAAAAGTATATGACGTATTTAACATACAAAATCAATTTGATATCTTTCCCGTCTGTGGTGAGATGGAGGTGCAGGACAGTGGCGATTATTATTATGAGTTTGAGCGCGCCGGAACATTCCAATCCCTTGATTCGACTAACGAGCTCTTCTTTCTGCTTCTGAAGTCGGTTTGTTCAGACACATCTATTTCTGAACGGTCTCAACACCCCCATATAGTTGGAACCAATAGCCGGAGCAGCGGTAACTTTTGGATCAATCGTGGCGAAAATAGAAGTAGGCAGTTTGATAACCATGAAGAAGTTAAGAAAATCGGGCTCCGCAGGGAAATCTCTGTAGCAAAGCTTGGCAGCATAACGGAAGTCTATACTTGTGAGGAGTGTGAATATAATAATGACTGGCCCCATGAAGAAACTCAAGAATGCGTTAATATAATAACTAAGTATAGAGTGTCTCCAGTCTCTGGGTCGTTATTGTACGGCGCCACGTATGACACACTTGAGGAGGCTTTTGATGATCTGAAATCGGAAGGAGGCATCCCCTTTTTTGGGTCGTCCAGCTACTTGTCGGGGATGGGTAAAGCTGCTTATAAATATTTAGGTCGAGAGGTAGGTTCCGGATTATTATGTGACTCTCAGGTTCTGGCATATGGGAAAACAACGGTTACGCCGTTAAGTCTTCCATCCGACCCACAGCCCGCCGAACCATCCAGTAGCTGGAACAGGTATTTATATAGCAATCCGGGCCTACCAGAAGACCTTGAGTCTACATTAGGTCGAGAGGTCCGTATTTCATACGGAATCGGTGCCGTCCTACAGGGTCTAAATGGAGCCATCAACCTAAACGGTTTCAATGTGTCTACAAATGACGACGCTTTTGATCTTAGTTCTACAGAAAAGTATTATCCTGTTAGTGGCTATTCTCTAATAGGGGTAGAATTTTATCAAGCGCACCTTTCTTATAACAGCGATGGTGCGGCTATAAATAAAGAGTGGCCTCTTGAGTTTACACGAATATACCAAAAACAGCTTGACTTCAACGGCAAAACAATAGACATTCCACCAATGACAACCACTATAACTTTAAAATAAGGAATTGAACATGCGAACATGCAAAGAGTGCTCAGCGAGATTAGTGTGTCATGGTAGCTGTATATGTGCGACCTGTGGGATTCTAAATATGTCTGAGCCACCAATAGAAACGGAACCACCGACAGAACCCGCAGAGGAGCAAAAAATGCCTTCTGTATTTAAGCAGGCGAAAAACTTTGCTACGTCGGCGGCAAAGCATGTGATGAATAGAGGGCAAAACGTACCTGAGAACTTAAAAAACGCCCGATTAGAGATATGTAGTGGTTGCGATAAGCTCTCTGGAGATAGATGCTCTGAGTGTGGATGTGTGGTATCAATAAAGGCTGCGTGGGCCTCAGAAGAGTGTCCAATAGGGAAATGGGAGCGATACGAGCAAACTAGAGGAAAGTGTGGAGGATGTGGAGGAAAATAACTTAAAATTTAACTTAAAACTAGGCATTTTGTGTATTACATTATATAGGTGCCCTTAGATGCAAAAAAGGAGATATTATAATGGCAGAAATCACATTTGGTATAGGAACACAGCAAAATATTGTTGGTTCTGGTTTAGGATTTTACGGTGCCACGTTTGGCTCATCGGTCCAAATCGGATCGTTCCAAGACTCAACATACGTAACTAATGCCGCTGGAACAGCACAAGGCCCAGCAGCTACGAACATAAAATTTAGTACACCGGGCTCTGGTGAGCCTAGTACAGTAGGGTCAGGTATTCCCCTGACTAAGATGAATTCTGGAAACAGAACTTTCCATGTTAACTTTGACCACAGCTCTGATGTCAATGTGCAAAACTGTCAGCTAAGAATATATGATAGAACAGACACTAACTTCCCAGCCTCTGGTGTTGTAACCAAAGTAGCAGAAATTGTTAACTTTGATGGTAAAACAACGGCAGCTTGGACGTCAAGCAACGGCTCTGATAATGTTGCTTATAATAGTAATTGCTATGGTTCTGGAGACATGTTTTGGTGGGGAGCTCCTTGGCCAGATGCAGGTACATGGCGAGCTGCACAAAACTATTACGATAACTCTTCTGGCGTTAGATTCCGGAACTTTACCCAGACTGAAGCAACAGCTGGTAATGGTAATGGCGACGAAAGACTTGGTGTAGTAACTGGTGACACTGAAACTGTCGGAGGTACTGGAGTAGTGGTTCCACTCTTCAATTCTCCCGGTAGTGGTGGGCACTTTGTTAACTCTATTAATACAGATGTTTCCGCCGTACAGCCCAAATGGTTGCAATACTACGACAGTACGAACAGAGATACCGCAGCTGGCGGAACACCAAATCTCGGAACAAAAACCACGACCAATACTTTTGGCGGAACTGGCTTAGCAAAAAGACATACTTGGTATGCTGCTCTTTCTGCATCTCCTCTTAGTATCGGTTCTAAGACGCAATATGGACTGTATGTATCTCTAGAGTACCTATAAAGCTTGAGCCTTTTGGTCCATTATAAAGCCCTTCACTCGCGTGTGGGGCTTTTTTTATGCACAAAAAAACCCCGCCCAAGAATTAACTTGAGCGAGGTAGCCCTAACCGGAGCTTCCCTTTATTCAAGGGATTTGGTCTTAGGATTCCACTTCTGCCAACCGCCATTATCGATCCAGTTGCCATCAGCATCTTTTCTTCGGGGGAATAAACCACCGCCCTGCTTGTTTGCACCAAACTGAAGTTTAGCATTACAGTCCATACATCGCAGCTCGTAGTACTCGTTACCTTCATTTTCTCTTACGACAAAACGTAGGTTTTCAGAACCACACTTCCCACAGGCAGATTCGCCGAATACTTCCTGAAAGACAGCAATCTGTTTCCAGACGTCTCGTACTGTCTCACCATCAAATTCTACGCTCAGCTTGCTTAAATTATAGTTTACCTTCATCTTTATGATCTCCAATTCTTGTTATAGCCCAGTATGTTTTCAGGTATAACTTGCTGTTTAGTTTGATACTTGTTAAGGACTCCGAGCATTGCGGCAGCTTTGGTTTTCTCCACTATCTCAATTGACTCATAATCGCCCTCTCCAGAATTTACAAACTTCATGACATTGATATCTAGTTGTCTACACTTGTTATCAATAAAATTAATTTGTGAAGAGCTTACAATAGCGCCTTCATCCCATTCCCCATCGGTGGGGTTATCCTTTTGTACACTTTGTTGAACAATAGATACAATATCTTTTCTTGCCAATTCCTCAGCAGCTAAACATCGCACCTTTAATGCTTTTCTAAGTGCCCTTCCTTCTGCTCGCGTACTCGCTGTGGCAACAGGGTGTGCACAGAATAAATCATCTGTGTTCCCATGCCATACGTCTGCAACTTCCTTAAAAACCCTTAGCTCTCCAGAGTTCATCCAGTTGAAAACAACCTTATAAACTACCGTAGCTCTTCCGGGCCCATTTCCGTCCATAGCTGGAAAAACCTGATCGGGGCCAGACTCAATTACGTCACCAAGCAATAGCTCAGATACACGTCTTAGTCCAGCACAAATAGGGTTTTTGTCTATCAGCTCATTCCTTTGAAAATGTGACATCACATAATCGCTCCAACCTTCACTACCGTAAGCTACTGCGTCTGAATCCGTTTCCTCTTCTGGAATCAAAACATCTTCGGTAATACTATCAACATCAAATAATTCTGTTTCAACTTGCTCTGGCATATCAACAAATCTCCAATTCAATAAGTCTTTTGTTCTTAGATGGGAATTTTTTCTCTACTTGCTGAAGAACAGGTTCAACAAGTTCCCACAACCTTCTACCAACCGAACGGGTGAACGTAGGGCATAGGTACTTTACTCTAATTACACAATAGCCTCTTTTGACAAGAACGCCATTCTTAATTATATCGTGTTTTACATAACCCCGTAACATCTTTTCTCCAAAAACTGGCTCAAAGTGTTGGGGCCCATCTACCTCTATTATAGTCGAAAGCTCGGGCAAAAACAAGTCCATTTCATATTTTGTACCTTCTATTAGGTCTTTTTTATGAAGGATAACTTCCCTGCCTGATGCGTGAATTTTTTCATAAAGGAGTCTTTCGGGCTTTGAACCTTCCTTGATTGTTAGCAATAAAGCTTTAGCCGCCTTACTGCGTAACTCCTCCTTGTCGTGATCAGACATGTTTTCCCATTGCTCTTTAGCAAGGGCAGATCTGCGTTTACGTTCTTTTTTTGGCAAGTCCGCCCACGCCTTTTCCAGACTGATACTAATTTTATCTTTAACCTTTTCGGTTCTAGTCTTTCCCTTTGTTGGGTGGGAATGTCTACCAGACTTTAAAGCCTCTTTTTGAGCCTCGCTTTTGCTGCGTAACTCAACACCATTAGATATTAACACTCTGCGTATTTTATTGGGATACGTGTCAAAGTTATCTGCAATGGCTTTCGTGCTTAGGTTATTTTTTGTATACATTTCTATTACTGTTTTTACGTCCATAGTATTTTCTCCATTTTCTCCATGTCCCAGTCATCAACGACACCTGCGACTTTTTTGTTAGAGTAGTTTTCAAACAGCTCCTTGTGGGAGTAGCTTCTAGTTATTATATTAAGTTCCGGGTTTCTTACAACAGATGAAACATAGTTAAAGTCCATCGGCTTCCTTAACCATTCTAAGTCCCATAGATATAGGAATTTCTTGGCATTGTTCTTTGTCTTTATCATCATGTTCGCACAATCAACACTTGTCGCAATCGCGACCCCATCAAATTTAGCATAATAAGAAATATTCATACATGCGAAAAATGGTGTTATTGGAGCCGCACTTAATGTGCTATAAAAACACATAGGTGAACAGTCCGTATTCTCCTTCATTTTATTAAAAGCCTTTATAAGGTAATAAGACTCTTGTGAGGTTGACAGTGTTTCAATTATCGCCGCTATCTTTTTCATGCTAGTATTTTGTTCTTCCAGTAAGAGAATGACAATTTATTAAGTTTATATTCTTTGGTTTGCATATCCTTGTATTCTTTTTTAAGTCTATCCTCTGTGACCTCATTCCAGTCCTCGATAAACAACACGGGCAAACCTTCTAGGCACTCATGAGTTATGTATTTTTTAACAATAGGAATACACCCAAGATACAGAGCCTCCCATATTCTGTGTGTATCTATCCCGTTTCCTCTTGGGCACAGGCAAAAAGCATACTCTCGCAAGTGATTGACATATCTTTCAAAATTTTGTCCGTTTATAGATAGCCCATAGTCTGCAAAAACTGTCCCTAAATGCAATTTGTGCAATAAATCGTGCCTCTCTTCATGTGTCGATGGGTTAAACTGGGTAAAAGCCCGCACCTTTCTATTGCCTAAAAGTGGGGCGTTTTTCATTATATTTCTTTTTTGAGGGTGCCAGTGGTTATTCTCTAATCCAATGGGCAGAGGGTGGACTCTAGGGTGCTTAAAACCGAGGTTTTGAGCATACCAAACAACTAAATTATCGGGCACTTTACACTCTTTTATCTCTACATCACTATTATGTGTCAATAGCTTAAACTGATTGTCTGGATGCTTGAGAATAAAATCCAATACCTCTTCATGATTATCAGAGGCTGTGTACATTAAAGACACGCTTTTTTTGGGAATTTTTTCACCAAATTTAAAATCACATGTATTTTTAAACTTTTCTCCATCTACCTCATCTACAGGGTACATTCATACACTCCTGCTGTGCTTAACTGGCTGCATAGATATGGGTTAGTGTGCCAAACCTTTAAGTTGTTTTCTTTAAAGTGATAGTTGAGTTCCCAATCAATAGAAGTGCATATTGTGGTGAATGTGCCGAGAACCTTCTCTGCCGCACCTTTTGTTAGAGCATAGGAAGATGTGCAGTTCGTGGCGGGATGGTCAACGAGCAATAGGTTTCTATAAGACCCGCAAACTCTATCGGCAACAAGGCTATGGTCAAAACCCCCACCAAAGAACAGGGCGTCATGGGGAACCCCTTCTGCTGTATGTAGAGAGTTAATAATATCTTTTTTGGTTCCGTGAAACACAACATCGTCTTCCAAAAAGACTGCATTATCATAATCAGAAGATACCAAGTCTTCCATACATTTTATATGTTTTATACATAAGGATATATGCCCCATCGTTGGCCCTTTATACCCATCATAATCGACCTCCTCATACATACCTAAAGTTCTCTCTTTAAAGAGATCTAAATCAGTGGTACAATATGTGTCGATGACGGCTTCTGATAATTCATTTTTATCATAGTCAGTATACCATGTGGCCTCAATTTCCATCTCCTCTAGAATAGGCTCTAGCCTAGCTCGCCGCTCAACGTTCTTTTTGTAGTGCATAACATAAAATTTTGTCTTCATTTATACCATCCTGTTGATTATAGAACAAATTCTCTTAATGTCTTTATACCTTAGGTCTTGGTGATTGGGAATATACATTCCATATTTTTCCACAATGTTCGCATTGACCATTGGCTCTTCCCCATAGAGGTTGACCCATGCTGGCTGAAGACCCATGCTACCAGCTACAAGAGGGCGACACTCAATTTTTTTATTGTTTAACTCCCTGTAAACTTCTTGCTTATTTTCCAAGATAAGAGGAAAACCCATGTTAGATATAACCTCTTGAGTTCTCTCCGGCTTTGGAAACCAGATTTTTTGATTTAAGTTATTATAATAGTCGTAATAGTTTTCCTCGCGCGTTCTTGATATATGGTTTATTTTAGGTATCTGGTTAAGACCTATGAAAGCTTGTAGGTCTGTTGCCCTCAAGTTGAATCCTGCGTAGTAAAATTTATATAGCGAATCAAAGTCGTCCACTCCATATTTCTGTCTATATTTTTCTTTAGAGTCTTGGCTTAGGTCTCTATCCCAACCGTGACTTCTAATCATCTTTACAACGTCCGCAAAATCGCTATTATCGGTACAAACCATCCCTCCCTCAATAGTTGAGATATGATGGCCAAAGTAAAACGAAAATGAGCTAGCGAAACCAAACGTGCCAAGCATCTTGCCGGACGTTCTAGATCCTAAGCTTTCGCAGGTATCTTCAATTACCAGTATGTCATTCTGGTTGCATATTTTGATAATCTTCTCTATAGAGGAGTCAAGTCCTAATACATGTACGAGCATAACTGCGGCAGGCTGCTCTTTAATTATAATCTCCGATAGATGATCGACATCCAGCCCTAAGTTTTTCATATTGCAGTCACAGAGTATCGGGTCTAAACCAAACTGTATAGCAGGAAAGATAGTTGTTGACCAAGAAACCTGCGGAACTACTATCTTGGAGTTTCTAAGAAGCCCCATCTGCTTGAGGGCGGACACTATTAAAAGGTTTGCCGAAGAACCAGAATTACAATATATGGAATGTTTACACCCTAGATATTCGGAGAATTTTTCCTCGAACTCTACTGTCTTAGCCCCTTTTGTTAATTGAGGCATTTTTCTTAGCCAGCCGATAAGAGAGTTTATATCCCTTTCGTCTATAATGTCTGAACATAGTTTAATTGGTTTCATAGCTCTAGCACCGTTTTGAATTTCTCCAATAGGAACTCTGGGTTAGCACAGTCGGGAATTTTGTTGTCTGGAAAGCATGACTGACTCTGAATCTCTTGGAACAGGTCAGGTTTATTATATATACCAAGAACGGCCTCGTTTAGTTCATCTATATTGTTAAATCTTCTAGCATGAATGAAGGCGCCCTCATTAAATTCTTCACCCACATCTGGACAGCCCCAATATATTGGTATTACCCCTTTAGATAGTGGATGTATTAGTTTTTCAGTTATCCACCCGTCAGCCTCACCATTATCAAAACATAGGTTAAACTTAAAGTCATTAATATACTCTAGCTTGTCTTTTTCATCTCCTCCTATGGAGGGCATATTTGTAAAGGCTCGACCTCTACTTTCTACCAAAAGGCCGTTCTCTACGCCGAACCCTATAAACTCAGGGTACACTTCGGCTCTCAGCGCCATATCGTTATTTGTTAATACACAGCAGAACTTTTTCTTTTCCGTGTAGTCGGGAGGATTTAGCAACAACTCTGGTGAAACAAGAAAGGCTTGGTTCCTTCCTTGAACATATTGGTTTCCAAACCAGTCTACATACATAGCCCATAGTGGTATTCGCACGTTTCTATTATCGTCAAACTTGCAGGACGAAAAAGAGAAATCGCAGCTACTGTAGTCTGGGTCTCCCGTTCTATCAATTGACTCTACGAGCCAGTGGATAATCTTAGCTCGCCCCTTCATTCCATCCGTTAGGCTTGCTGCCGACGGAGACTGATGATCTGGCGGAGAGCTCTGGCAAACGATAATGTCTGGATTGTTTTCATCAACAATAACATTATATTCTAATGACAGGGTGTTGGTGATTATATTGTCATGCTTAAAGAAGCCGCCCCACATGTTTTTAAAATCTATTTTTATCTGCTTCATTTTTCAATCCTTTTAAACATATATTCCGCAAGCCTTTCTGGAGAACAAAAGTGTTCGTACCACAGCTTGGCGGCATTAGAATGGTATTCCAACACCTCTTCTTCTCTTCCTAAGATGAAGTCTACTGTTCTAGTCAGCTCTGCCCATCCAGCGTCCATTGGGAACGCCGGAGCTGCGTTATACATTGGGGTTTGTGGCATCCCCACATTTATTACTATACACCCCGCGCACATAGCTTCAAAAAATCTAAAACTTTCCTTGCTACCTGAGCCAATGGGCACCAACGCTATCTTGGTATCATTCATCACATCGCAGTAGCTGTCTATAGCGTCTCCGTTATTCCAGCCCTCATACCACAAGACATGACTATTGTAATTTGGTCGCTCGCCATGTAATCTGTCTACAGCCTGTCTAAAGTTCACCCTAGTATAGGGGTCAAACTGGCCCATCCAAGACCAGTCTCTTGTTCTTTTTGTTATCGGAATATCCTGACTAGCAAACCCTTCGAGGCAACCTAAGGGCAATGGGCTAACTCTATTTATGTTCTTTACCGATGTCTGATCTGTGGGTGTTCCCATAGGTGCGTACTGCTTGAATATGTGCACATACGAGTCATCCTGTGTTTGGTCAGGAACATTGTGTGCCTCATCTGATGTAGATATTAATATTTTTGGATACTTTGTTTCTTTCGGCATCTCATGATTCCATACCTGCAAGATAAAAGAATAATCATTTTTCAGCTTCTTGGATAGTATCTCGACAGCCTCTTGATACACATAGCTGTCCGGATTTTGTTCAATAAGGTTAATTATTTCAGACATCTATAAAACCCTCCAAGTTTTTACTATGTACATGTAGATTAAAAATTGGGTGTTTCATTCCATCTGACCCAATGGCATATGGCTTATCTGTAAACTCTGCCCCTATTTTATTATTTCTAAGTAGCGCGCCTATCATATGTTTAGGGTCTGTAAACCCAGATTCATGCCCGTTATTTGTACCGCCTAGATATTGACCATAGGAGCCGGGATCAAACACGAAGTCCTTTTCTCCAATTTCAGGTACTGTCTTGAAGGCTTCAAACATCTCACACTTGTGAGCCACATGCAGGAGCGACATTTCGCTTACGTGATCAAATCCAAACTTGTTTATCAGTACCTGCTCCCCAAGAGCCAGCACTTCGTTTAAAAACTTGCATAGATAAACAATGAGCACAGGCATTGGGATGTGGACAAAAGCAAACGTAACTTGATCGACCGACATTGGTGTAAGGCTTATCCTATTAGACTGTGGAACGCCGTCAAGGTCGTGGTATAAAAGAACGTCATTTTCAAAGTGAAAGACATCGTACAGTCTATTCTTGTCTATATACTCGCTGAGATAGTATATTCTTTCACAGGTTCTATGCCAGAACAGCTCAGGGCTAGGATGGGTCGTGTTAGGCGTTCCGTGTCTTTTAAACCAGCATAGATTGTTAAACTCTTTAAGGGTGGTGCCATCCTTTAGTGAGTCCTGAGGGACCCAGTTTACATCAATATCTTTAAAAAATGGCTGGTCATCTTTACATATAAAATCTATAGTAACGTCAGGATTTGTCTTGCGAGCTTGCGCTAGTGAAATTTGTGTATATGCCGGTAATTCTCCGCCATCTGAAATAAATGTGTTAACTATTCTCATCCTAAAATATACTCCCTTCTTTAGGTTCTATTTTCTTGCTAGAGTCTCTGAAGTATGAGTGTTCAAGCTTTCCGTCAATAGCCTCCACATACCAATTGTATTTTAATATCTCTTTCGTGGTACTCTCCCGCCTCTCGTCCTCGATAGCAGAAAATATTTTATGTTCATCGTTAGCATATTTAAACTGTAGGTTATTCTTTTCGATCTCTTCGTCTGCTATAAAAATCGCATCTACTCCTGATGCCGCCACTAAAGTGTACCCCATCCAGTTCAATAGATCTTTTGCTGCCGTTATGCTGCAACCATAGCGGCTGTCGCCAGACCAGACCCAATCTTTTCGGTGGATTTGTATTATAGTGCGAGGAGGAGGGATTTCCGGATTAAACTCTATGGATACCACTCTAGGTTTAAATTTTTCCAAATCCACGCTTCCAGCTACCCAGAAATCCTCTCCATCAATATCTATGGATAAAAAATCAAATACTCTCGGAACCTTGTACTTTTCTAGCAGCTCATTTATGTTTTCTGCGGAAACAAACTCATTTTTTAGATCATAAATAGCCTCTGGGTTTTCTGTGCCGTCCATTAGTAAGCCGTCAAACCCTAGAGTTTTTCTTAGGTAGATAGAGTTACCCCGTCCTGTATCTGTGCCATTTGATCCAAACTCAACAAAATACTTGTTGGTAACACCTATTAGTTCAAAAATTTTCTCCAAAATACCATCTTGGTAAAATTGTGAAAAAACACGCTTCTCAAAATTAAATAAATTTATTTCCATGCTATGTCCAGCTATGAATTGTAAAAAGGTCTACGTCTTCAGTTCTATTTTCGTCAACTATTTGTTTTATCTCTTCTCCAGACCAAGGTTCGTTACTGTACCTTCCGTACATTTTGGTTTTAGTGAGCTGTGAGCCATAAAGATTCGGGTGGTTTTTTGTGATATAATTACCATAGGTCTCAAATTCTGACAGGAGGCAGTCATCAGACATAAGTGCATTAATAGCAAGAACCAAATGATCTTTGTTTGGTATCATTTCTGCGCATATATTTTTATCAAAAACCATGAAGTCGTTAATAAATGTATGGTCAACCTGCCTGCTTAACCCAAAATAAAGCTCCATAAAGTTAAAGTATGGCTCATGGTGTTGATCTCTATCGCTAACAAAAAAGTTTGGTTTGCCGTCTTTAAATATATCAATAGGCCTGTTGAATATGAGGTCAGAATCTACACATAGATAAAGGTCGTTTTCCGTAAAGTCTTGAAACAGTTTGACAAGCTGTTGGTATATCCAGTTAGACCGCCTGTATTTTATAGTGGCTTTATTTATTTGGACTGCATCTTCGTCCTTGATGCCCGTGGCAATACTTCCCCCTAGACCATCTGGAGTTATTACATATATGTTTTCTGGTGATGGGTTAAGATGTTCTAAGCATGAATTTAAACAAAACTGTAGCTTTACATAATCTTTAGGGTGTGATGGTATTATAAGATCGTATTTCATTCTAACCCCTTTAATATATCTATCTCTTGGTGAGGACAAGCAATATTGCCAAACGGAATCTTTGAGAGGGATAATCTTTTTCCCTGCTTGAAATATTTACATAGCTCTTCCGAGGAATACGAATAGGTGTCGCCATTTCTGTTTTGTATGGTTTCTTGAACTCTGTTATTTGGGCTATTCACAACGCAACTCTCTCTTGGGGCCGCCATCATCGGTGGAAGATCAAAGAAGAACCTTTGTAGCTTTCCTTCAAACTCATTGGGTGTTTGCTGCCAAGGGTTTTTTGTGTTGTATTTATTTAGGACGTCTAATTCTTCACAGTATGGCTCTAGCGTACTCCTCTCAAATATATGGCCGTCTACAGAAAGGGGGTACGCCCAATAGCCTCCTACAGGGATTGCTGTACGATTCCATATTATGAACTGACCCTTTCCTCTTGACCCTACCTGAGTAGGCATAGCGTCCTGCCTCATGATTCCATCTCCGTAGTCTCTAAGTGTCGTATTTTTACCCAACCTAAGGGAGATGCACGAATAGAGAGACTCATTACTAAACAGGGTATCAATATCGTCAATATTGAATTCAACATACCTATATATTACGTCGTCATCCGTGAAAAAAGAAATATATTTAGATTTCGCGGAAGAAACTAAAGACCTAATATCTTCAAATATTGAAGACTTCTGTTTTACAAAATCTACCGCTGGATGCTCGACAGATAGTTGCGTATAGGTATCCTCATGGTCTTCGCTGGATGTAGCATATAACACAATAACCTTAGAGCAGCACCTCCAGTTTTTGTTAATACTTTTGAGCGTAAGGTCAAGCTGTAGGGCTCTATCTTTACTAAATACTATCGAGGTAAGCATCAAACTCCTCTGCATTGGTCTTGAACCATTCTATAGTTTTCTCTAGCCCCTCGTATAGGCCCACAGTAGGGCTGTATCCAAGCCATTCTTTTGCTCGGTTAATGCTCAAGCACCTTCTAGGCTGACCATCAGGGTATTCAGAGTTAAATCTTATTTTACCGTCATAGCCCATAATTTCAGCAATAGAAAGGGCTAGATGTTTTATCATCACCTCTCCCCCTGTCCCAATGTTGATAGGTTCTGCGGATACGTCTTTCTCCAAAGACAGCCTAATAGCTTCTGCGCAGTCATCTATATAGAGAAACTCTCGGCTTGCCTTGCCTGTTCCCCAAATCTCCACAGCATCTTCTTTTTTGTAAAAACTCTTATTGTTTTTAACGTCACGCATTGCCTTATGGAACTTAAGTATCAGGGCGGGTATAACATGACTGCTAGCAGGATCAAAATTGTCTTCCGGCCCGTACATATTTACCGGAATCAGGTTAACACCATTGAAGTCATACTGCTCTTTGTATGACATTATTAATTGCATCAGGCTTTTCTTTGCCACTCCATAAGGGGCGTTTGTTTCTTCTGGGTATCCGTTCCATATATCTTCTTCTTTAAATGGGACAGGAGTAAACTTTGGGTATGAGCACACCGTTCCAACCATGATAAACTTTTCAACAGAGCCTAGCTTTCTGCACGCCTCAATTAGGTTAGCCCCCATAATGAGATTATTATACATATATAATCCCGGATTTGCTTTATTGGCTCCAATACCTCCGACGGTAGCGGCTAGGTGAACAACAGCAACGGGCTTAGCATACCCTAGTAAGTCATCGACCTCTGATGCTATTGTTAAATCATAACTACTACCTACGGCGACAATGTTTTTATATCCGTTTTCTTTAAGGTTTCGATATACGGCTTTACCTAAAAACCCAGTACCTCCAGTAACTAAAACTGATTTTTTCTTAAACATCTATATGCTCCTTGGCTTGATTCCAGCCTTTTATAATATTTTGAGCTTCCTGTTCATATCCGAAATAGCCTAGTATTTGAGCAACTCGGTGGAAGCTAGTATGGTTGTCCAAAATGAACTTCCTGCCTGTGATTGCAATTTCTTTTCTCTCTTCCTCATGAGACAGATAATAATCAATCTTCTCTTTAAAGTCGTCTGGTGAATCAGCAAAAACAACACCGTTGCCATTGAAGATTTTACTTATCCCTTCTATATTATCAGAGATACAGAACCCTCCAGCACATAATATTTTGAAGCATCTCTCATTAATATCAAACCCGAATTCGTGGGCGTGGGGCTCGCTTAGGTTTGGGCAAATTTTTGCAGAGATAAATAAATCTTTGGCTTTTTCATCTGCTAAATATCCGCAGTATTGGTTGGCGTTAGGCCAAGGTTGATTTCCAAATATTTTGACATTATATCTACCAGTGGGATACAGTAGGGGGGTAAGGTACTTATCTATAATAATACCTTTATATGGCCAGTACCCGCCAAGAAAACCTATGTCGCAAGAAAGAGCTTCGTCAAACGCCGGAGTAACATACTCATGTACATTTGCGCACATTATGAGCGATTTAGCGTCAACACCTATCGACTTGAACTTTGAGTGCGTTTGGTCTACGGCATACTGGCTATAATGGATATGTACAAAGTCTGGCTTGCCCGTCTCGTCTTTAAGTTTCTTTAGTATGTCTTTTTCTTTCTCTGAGGAATACAGGACATTAAATCTAGGGTCTGCCTCAAAGTCTCCCCAATCTCCGGCTCTTAGCCCGACTTTTAAGTGAGGTCTTTCGTATATACATTTAATTAGGGGCGAATCTAAATTGTAAGACTGTCCTAAGAAAATATCTGGCTCGAAAGTATCAAACGCATCAAAGGCTGAAACCTCTTTGCAATGCCAAAAAGAAGCCTCAATTCCACACTCATTAAATGCCCTTAACCAAGACTGTCTCTGAAAGTAATGGGCATGCAGTCCATCGCTAGCAATTAAAATTTTCATTCTTTATATCCTTCATGCAGTCTATTTCAACGATAGACATGTTGTCTGGCTCGTAAACCTTTATAGTTCCGCCTCTACTTATTATAGAGTTAATAACCTCAAAAGCCAACAGTGTTTTTGTTTCATTGGCTGCTTTTGAGCAAATTTGCCGCAGTATAGCAAACTCTTTTCCCGTCAAGAAAGCGATCTGGCACCACTTGGTGTCTAGTCCGTAGGATAATATGCTTGCCTTGTCGTTGACAACAGTAACCCCAACCTCTTTCTCTCTCATCTTATTCTTGTTATCTACAACGATAAATGACCTAGAAAAGTCTGCTGAGTTGATGGTTTTAATATCAAAATATAAATCCCCATGAAAGAACAAAACACTATTACTGGTTATGTTGTTTACTATTAGCCTTAGGGTTTCAAAAGGCCCAGTCGTATCGTGTAGTTGGTTTTCTACAAACCTGACTTCGCCGGGAAATTTTTTAAGTATTCTGTTCGCTTCTACCCCTATACCAACCACAATCTCTGGCTCATGAAAAACCGAATTCACTGTATCCAACTGGTGTTGCAATAAAAACTTTGGCCCCACTTTAAGTAAGGCTCTAGGCTCATGGGACTTTATCCTACTGCCTGTTCCGGCAGATAAAATGCCGACACTGGTATTAAGAGGTTCCTTTTTTATTTTTTGTGTAAATCTACTCATCTCTAGAGTTTATCTTCTCCATATTTTCTACAAATATACCCTGTGTCATTCTCATGGATTGGTTCTGCCCTGTTTCTCTAACGAAAGATAGGGGCTGTGGAACATGAACCATCATGCAAATTCTTGAGAGTCTAAGCCATAAGTCGTAATCCTCTGTGCATCCAATAAAGCCCTGAGATGCTGGGCCATGTAAATTACTATCATAAAATTCCTTTTTTTCTGGTAGCAGTATTTCTTGTAAACATCTTTTCTTTATAACTCCAGCGCTATGAACTATACACTGTTGATGTAACCCCCTTAGAGAGTATGGGTGTTTATATTCGTATTTCTTATAATCGTTACCATCATAAGTTTTATGTATAACATAGTCAGAGTACGTGACTCCAATATCTTCATACTCCATAAGTTTTTCAACCTGTATAGATATTTTATTATAAGCATACATATCATCAGCATCTAGTATAGCAAAAACATCAGCCCACTCCCAAGCTTCCCAGATGGCAACGTTTCTTGCGGTGCTAGCCCCAGAATTATCAATTCTAAAAGCCGTTAATCCGTCCATCTCTCTGTGCTCAATTGGCCCCTCATAGTAAGGAGTACTTAGGGTCTTTTTTGATATTGCGTTTGCTGCAAACGTAGATATCTTTTCCCAAGAGTCATCAGAAGATCCGTCATCTAAAACAAAAACTCTGAGCTCTCCCTTGTAGTCTTGGTCTAAAGCGCTATGTATAGCCTCCAAGACAAATTCTCCATAATTGTAGTTGCTGATTATGACAGCAACTTTAGGCAGTACCATTGATGAACTCCTTCCACTCGCAAACATTGTCGGGATTGTCAGAGGCCATAAGCTCAACCTTTTCAATAAAGTTAATTCTAACCTTCTCTTTAGTTTTAGGGTCTACCAACCCCTTATTGCCATCAAGAAACTTATATACGGCTGACTGGAATATCATACCGTTCATTTTTTCGTATGGTTTCACAAGCACTAAACGCTTCATATCTATATTCATTCTGTCGTCTATCTTTTCAAATAGGTTTTCAGGTATATCCTCCCCAGAAGTTGTTACAAAAACCCAGCCATTCTTAGCATGTCTAAACGCTTCACCCACTAGAAATAAGTCCATCTGACCAACGAGGCTCAGCACAATATGGTACTCGGTTTCTTCAAAGTCAAATTCGGTAGCAAGCAGAGCCTGTATCTCTTCGTTGTATTCAACGCCCGGATTAATAATGACTATGTATCGAGGCGCGCCACGGGTTTGGTTTTTAATTTGCTTTATTGTATACTTAAGGTCTTCTATGGCGTTATCAGAGCCGGTATCTAGAAACACAAACATCCCAATACGTGGAAAAACCTCACTAAGAACTGTTTGTCTTAAATTCTTCTTCTCTTCTTTAGACAGAACCTTCTTCCACTCTTTAGGTCTATAGGTATTACAAAATCTATCGAAAACAAACTCAAACTTGCCTCCTTCAGTTTTTCCAGCCTTTTCCGGATTTAGCAACTCCACTCTATTTAGCTTGCAGCCGATTTGCTTTTTATTTCTATACTCGGCAAATACGCAGCCTTTGCAATGTGTCTCAACCCTCATTATTGCTTCTCCTTGCTGTTATGATTGATTGCATAGTTTCACTACTGATAAATTGCTCTTCTATCCTTAGTCCCAGTTCCTCCAGCCTATCTGCTATGGTCTCTATATTTAGGACAGAGGCTATCGAACCAGATGTATCAAACAGTAAGTCATTTATGTCTTGAACGCCCATTCCCATCTTGTTGTAATGGTGGCATATCATGTCTATATCTTTTTCATAAATAATTATCCTGCCGTTAATCCTAAGTTTTGACACAACCTTATTCAGTACTGGGCCAAGTTCAATATATGGAAAAGAGGTGAGCATTGAGTCTATAATGATTTCTATGGCTTCTGAATCATCGACAAAAAGATCAATTGATGATATATCGCTCACCCATATATGATTTGACTCAGAGGGTTTCCTGTTAGACAATATGATTTTCATGTTTATTTCCTGTAATTTTGTATAACGTTAAAAAATTGTTTATTCCAACTCTCAACAAATCGGTCTAGATTGAACTCATTTATAATTGTGGCTTTTGCGTTGTCTCCCAATCTTCTGGCTTCGTCAGGATTGTTAAGGAGATACTCGCAATGACTCCTAAGCTCATCTTTTGTGTTGCCGAGAAGACCGTTTTCTCCGTCCTGTATAATTTCGGGTATCATACAGTTGTTGGTGCTAACTATAGCGCACCCGCAAGCCATAGCCTCCATTAATACTGTTGGTACGGGAGAGTGAATAGATGTGTTCAGAAAGATAGAAGACTTCTTATACTCTTCTCTTAAGACCTCAAGACTGGAAGCGGGTTCAGATAATCCGGGACTGCTGCCAAGAACTTTTATGGGAAGTTGATCGGGAGAGTTAAATCCAACTGTTTGTTGCCATAGGTTCCAGCCACAGCACCAGTCCCTGTTTGGCCAATCGTTGACTACAGATATACAGACATTTTCGCGGTCATATGAATCGCCACCGCTCCAGAAATCAGTATCTATTCCATGTTCAATAAAAGAAGTAGTGTTGGATAAATTTTTCCCCCATTCCTCCATATTGTATCGAGATATAAAGCTGTCATGATCGACCTCAATAGCATTAAAGCTAGCAATCTGTGAACTAACATCAAACCGAATATCTGGTAAAACATGTGTGTGTCGCAAGATAGGTATATTGAAAAGCTGTTGAATTTGTTTGGCGGTCATAATTCTTTCGCAGCTTGTGTGGCAAAGAATTAAATCAAAGTTAATATGCCAAGGCACGATATCAATCTCTTGATAGTTTGTGGGAATTAAGCCATAGTCTGTATTCCATGTTTTTCCATGATTCATAGAATAGAAATTATGTCCTGTTTTGCATAGACCCTGTTCGTATCTTTCGTGCGTACAAAATGTCAATATATTAAGCGCATCTCCTTCGCTTAAGGTAGACCTTCTCATCATAGACCTTACAGACTGTTGGCTCGCGGTACTACTCATATAACAACTCCTTTAGTTTTTTGCCAATACACTTTATATCGTATTCTCTAGCCTTAGCCATAGAATCATCTTTTTTGGCATTGTATTCTTTTGGGTTATTCTTGTAAGTCTCATAAGCCACCCTCATTATAGAGCATAGCGACTCCAAGTCTGGCTCCATCCATCTGGTAAGCGATGTATACACACTGTCCATCGAGTCTGTTGCCATGTAGCATGGGGCTGGAGACGATGGAACTTTCCACCCCACACAGAAATCATCCATACCAGTATTAGCTGTATGTATAACAGGTATGCCCATAGCCATAGACTCTAGTGCCGGTATGCACCAAGCCTCTCCAAAACTAGGCATAACAAAACAGTCGCACTTATCCATCAGTGAGTGTAGGTGCCTACTTTCCAGATGCCCTGTTATAGCAATTTCTTTTCTGTAGTTCTTTCTTATTTTAAGCGCTCGTCTTACATTGCCTGAAAGGGTGTCGAAATATTTAAGCGTCTCATCGTGACTATATCCCGGCTTACTCAGCTTCAAGAATAGGTTAACAGGTTCTGACGGGTGAAACTCTGTATGAAAAGCCCGTAACAAAGTTTCAATATTTTTTCTCTTGACCATCTCCCCGACAAAGCAGAAGTTAAAACACCCACTAAACTCCCCTACGTTTGCGCAGTCTTCTATGTTTTGATAATCTTCCATAGGTAGACATAGCGGTGCTAACTTAACGGGGATTGTTACTCCGCTTTTCTGGGAGGCTGTTATCATCTGATTGTTAGGAACCCACGCTTCGTCAAGCAAGTTTATATGTTTGTGCCACATAGTCTCTGAAAAAGTCGCTGTTTCAGTATAGAAGATACCTATGTTTTTGAATCTTGAGTTGTAAGAGTATAGCGGCGGAAGTGTGTGTTGAATACAAACATCTACGCCCTGTTCGCTCTGCCCCTCTAACTCCGCAATTCTTTGGTTGCTAGTATTGTGCGAGTCATTAAAGGTGATAGCTCTAGGCACAACATTTACTCCAGCAGAATCTAAAGCCAATATATTATTGAAGCAAGCGTTTCCCCACCCCGTTCTGTCGTTATAGTTTCCTATATAGAGAACTTTCATCGTTGCCCTCCTTGGATTTTATTAGCCCTAATTTTTTCCCACTCGTTGTGCATCTCTCTCATTTTGGCCATATGGGTATATGCCAAGTTGACATCAAACTTACCCCAATTTCTTATGTTGTTGTTGAGGTGTGATTCATTGAAATAGAAATCAACATTTGTACTACTAGCGGTACACTTATACGTAATATCCCTCAGTGTTCTTTTCCACATATGGTTGCCAATCCAGTCTGGTCTTCGTAGAACATGACTAAAGAGGAAATCTACCTGCTCTTTGATGCTAAGGTTTGGCGGGATTTCAGTAGCGGATGGTAATATTCTTGGAGCGGAAAGCCATGTCTCGGCGTGATTTCTAACTGGCGTCTTCTCAAAATAATCTGCCCATTTGCTCGCAGTATCATCCCAGCTATATCGAGAAAGCGTGCTCTGCCTCATGTTATAGCCCGCCTGTTTACGTTTTTCATCGCTGGTATTGTAGAGGTCAGTAATATGCTGTAGCGCTACTTTGTTATCTGGGATAGCCCTATTACACCCCGTCTCACATTCCATTTGAAGGTAGCTTACCGGAACCTTGAAAGCCCCAATATTGTCTGCGACAGACTGCATAGCGGAATAGTCAACGGTAATGACGGGAACTCCCGACTGAGACGCTTCTAGTTGGGGCATGCCAAACCCTTCACTATTTGCATATTGTATATATACATCAAACAGGCTGTATATTTGCGCAAGTTCATCTCTTTCTATTTTATTGTTTATGCCAACAAGCTCTCTTGTAAAGTTTGCGCACTGATAGCAATGATTAATAACATCATTAAAAAATGAGGCATTAATATGACCGCACTTCTTGCACCTGTATGTAAATAAAACCCTATTGGTTAACCCATACTCTTGAAGAAGCTGAGGTATTTCCCAACCAATGTCAGGATAAGATGTGTGGCAATAAAGATATGCATTGGGAGCATCGTTAGAGTCCAGAAACTCCCTGAATGTTTTAAACAAATCTGGAAACAGTTTTCTTCGCTGGTTCCTCATTACCGTACCAAGAATAAACGAATCTTCAGCTAGCCCAAAATTTAATTTATGCGAGATCTTGTCATGAACAATATCAAACTCCTGACTAGCACAGGGAGATGCTATATCTATAAAGTTCAAATCTTGGCATTGCCCTAAGAGAACATCTTTGCCGAACTCGGAGTACGCAAACACGGCGTCTGCACTAGCGAAGGTGTCCATCCACTGGTTGTTTTGGGGGGCGGCGTCTACTGTCGGCATTATGCACCAATTAAAGAAATCTCGAAACGGAGTTCTTTGCTGGAATTCAAACATCCACCAGTCTCGTATGTCTACAACAAAGTCGGGCATAAAGTCTAGCAAGACATGATTAAATGTATACTCACCAAATTCATACGATGGCTGTGACTTGTACTCATCCCACTCTGGACTGCCTTTTACGGGCTGGTTTGGAAATATAGTCCAATTACAGTTCTTGGCCTCTTTATTTGCCCTTGCTTGGTCTACATAACAGGCAAGCTCGGCAACCTCAAATCTAGGGTCTACACTCAGGCGAGAAAGAACCTCTTTTGTATATACAGAATACCCTGTAGGCAAGAAGTGTCCCTCTGAGCAGAAAAGTATTTTTTTACGTCTCATGTCTTCTTATTTTTCCTATTGCTGAGTATAGTAAACTATAGTATTCATTCTTTGAGAGGAAAAGCTCTCCGCAAATATCTTTTCTGGTATATCCTCTCGATTTAAAATCCAGTATTTTTCTTTCCATCGGTAACAGCTTATTCTTGTACGCGGCTAACAAACTCTGGAACTCCAGCATGTGGTGATCCTCTGTGTATTCAGACGGCGTGGCTATTTCTAGTTTTGATAGGCTCTGCCAGTCGCTCTCTTTCTTTAGAAATTTTATTAGGTGGTTTCTAACAGAGGAAAACATATAATTCCTGAGTGGGCCAATTTCAGCGTCATAATTTTTAATTGCCTGTAGGGAGCCCAAAAAAGCAACCTGAAGCAAGTCCTCAAACTCATAAGATTCAGACTGATCATTAAACTTTGTAACAAGATATATAATTACATCTAGGTTGTCGTCGATGCTCGCTTTAGTTCTGATCATTCGGTCTTTCTTTTTCGTTGAAAATCTTAAAGCTCTGTACTCTGAAATTTATTTTTTGTTTGTTTTCACCTTGTGAGTTAGTCCATTTTTGCTGCCTAGCAGAGGCGTGGATAGCGATAATCTGGCCCTTTTTACAGATTTTATGTATGGTTGTTCCTCCACTATCCCAAGCCTCGAACTCAAAAAAATCCACTCGCTTCTTTTTATTACCCTCTTTATCTCTGCGGTATTCCTCAACGGCAAGAGAAAAGGTTACAAGCTGGGTATTCCCAACATCCCTTATTTCAGGGTCGGCAGTAAACCTTCCCACAAAGTTACAGTTATTCATTTACAATCTCCAATAATGTATGTATATAGAAGATTATAGCCTATTATTACGCTTGAGACACTTTGTTAATGACCAAACTTGTATCTTTTTTGCTGGATACTTGACCAAAGGCAACAATTGTATTGCCTTCATATAGAATTTCCTTGAATTTGCCATATGTCTCAGGAAATATAACGGCAGAGTCAAGGGTTGCTGTAGAGTCTTCCACCGACAAGAAAGCCATAATCTGGCCCGGATTTTTACCGTTCTTTGTGGCATATTCTCGCAAGGAGTTTATATGGATTGCTACGTTTACCTTGCCCGTTCTACCGTTAACTATCTCTTTACATGTACAATTAACCGCCGCACTTTGTATGGCATCAGTTTTGGAGAAGGTTAGCGCCACGCCCATATATTTGTTTTCTGCATCTGCAATCCAGTTAGGGTGGTCAGTAAGGTCAAACGGCGGAGACTCGATAATATTTCGGACATCAAACACTTTGATTAGTCTGTTAGAATTTATCTTTAGGTTATTTATCATGTTATCTATAGCGGCAATTATAGAATCGTCTGGATTGTAGTTATTAGACAGCCATTCTCTTTCTCTAATGGACAAGTCTCTATAGCTCTTGTATTCATAAAGAAGGGCATTTCTATGTTTAGTATTATTTTTACCATTAAAAGCGCCAACAGTAATGAGTGCCTCAATGCATGTCTTGTTTACTTTTAGACCTAAATTAAATAGAGTGTCTAACCAAGTGAACTCAGCAAAAGTTTTGCCTAGCTTTTCTTCTAGCTCTGGAACCAAATCCAACATCTTCTTGGTTTCAGCCGTACCAACACCTTTAATGTTTGTAATGCCAAAGTATATATTGCTTTCTGCCGCAGTAAAGGATGGATAGAAGTGCCCTAGTCTGGGAGGTAGGGTCTCTATGTCATATAGCTTTGCGTCAGACACAAGCTCTTTGATTTCCACCTGTTGGTCGGGCTTTCTTTCTGAGTGATTGAGGTAAGACTCAAAGAACCTCATCTTTCTGTGAACCTTACAGTATGCACTTCTGTAGGCGTTAACAGCATAAGAAACAGCATGAGATTTATTAAACGCATAGCGATTAGATTTTTCAATCCAGCCAAAAATTTCTTCCGCTATCTCTTTATTAAGACCCTCAGTGCTTGTCACTCCAGACAGGAAAGATTTTTTAACCTTTGCCATCAAGCCCGCTTTCTTCTTACCGATAGCCTTACGGAGGTTGTCCGCTTCTTTTAGATCGAATCCAGCAAGCTGCTGGGCAATTTTCATGGACTGCTCTTGGTATACAAGAACCCCATAGGTTTCACTAAGGATTGGCTCAAGGCTCGGATGAAGATATTTGACTTCATCAATACCAGCTTTCCTATCTACGTAGTGCTGAGTCATGGACTTGCCCTCAGTAAAAGCCTTTAGACAGCCGGGCCTAATCAATGAAATAAGAGCCGACAGCTCTTCTATGCTACGAGGCTTAACTCGCCTCGCCCAAGACCTACCAAGTTGAGACTCTAGCTGGAATACCCCTTTGGTTCTTCCGTCGCAAATCAAGTCCCACACTTTGTCATCATCAAAATCGTCAATATTAAATATCATTCAACTTCTTCCCACCTTGCTGTAAATTCCTTAAATTCCTTTTGTAGCCCTTTTATCGTCTGATTATCAAATATATTTTGAGCGGTTTTAGGTTCTGGATTTTGAATATGGGCGCCATGAATCCCAGACTTGTCATCAATACAGCTAAAATCATTACCGATTTTTGCTTGAATACCCCGATGAGAACTTATGGAAAAATCTCTTTCTATTAAATCTCTACGCTCTTTATCTATGGTGCTATTGAAACGATTCTCTAGCTTTTTAAAAATATAGTCAAAGTTATTCCAAAAGGATTCATACTTAAGAATAACAACATCTTTACCATCATCGCGAATAGAGTCAACAAACTCCCAAAAACTACGATGATGGCCTAAACTCTCATGGCAAACAGGCATATGTTCTTCTTGCTTCTTTTTTGAAATTCTCACAAGAGAAGCCGCTGTATCTATAGGGTTTCTTATAGTGCATATAGCAGGTAACTCTTTGGTGGGAAAATGACTAACCCCCTGAACCCTACATCCAAATACCCAAATATTATAGTCGATTGGATGGAAGTAGTGAACTTCAGAAAAAACATTTCTTAATATTCTATTTACTAACGTTGACCCGCTACGAGAGATTGACCACTGTAAAACCGTTTTCTCTATGATAGGATTAAACGTAGAATTCGCCATTTGCAAATGCTTTCTCAAACTTAGTCTTCTGTGAAATGTTTCTTTGAAACTTCAGGAACTTAATGAGGATATTTGCCGTATCCTTTACGTCTTGAAGGGCGTCGTGAGCGTTCTCTTTGCTCTCTTCTGGGAATCCCATATACTCTCGCAGGAAGTCCATGCTGATACTCTTAAAGTCTCGATTGTTTTCTGTCCAAGAGAATACCATATCCATCAAGTCGAGCTTGAAGATCGGATTGAAGATAGACTGCCGACCTCTAGTATCGGTAGTGCCGTACATCTCGCACATTCTCTGAGCAATAGGTAAGTCAAAACCAATAATATTATATCCAGCGGCTATAGGTGCAGTATAAGACGAGCCTCTGAAGTTGAACTTATTACAGAAGTCCTCAAACTTTTTCCATACTGTTTTTGGCAATGGGGCTTTAGCAAGAGCTTTTCTGTTCTTGCCAGTAATCTCTAACGCTTCCTCCTCTAGTGGGTCAACTCCGGCTTCAATAGCTTTCTTATCGTCAATGATAGGTCTAATCTCACTATTAAAAATTCCGCCCGGCTGAATTGTTAGCTTACGCCCGTGTAGAGCGATAGCCGCAATCTGTGTTGGTTGTGTTGTGAGCGGGTTTCTAGAGCCTGTCTCAAAGTCAAACACAATTATATCTCTAAAATTCATTTAAGTGATCCTTTTAATTCAACAAACTTGTTAACAGCTTCATCTATGTCTTTAAAGATTTCGCTATACTTACAACGAGGGTTATCTGAGTGTACCTGATAAGCACCAGTAACATACCCTTTATATTGTGGTAGAAAATGTCTCAAATCGCACAAGCTTATGCTTTTAGATTCAATGGCGCAGCCAGAAAAAATGACCGACTTGTAATCCCGCTTAATACTCATTCTTACTCCTTAATTTCCATGATTTTACTAAGTAGGTCAATACCCAGTATATCAAATTTAACATGTCCTTGATCTTCTAAATCGCCCATTTCAAAACCGGCGATGAGATTTTTACTTTTATCTTTAACCATAGGACAAACTTTATTTAGTTTATTTGCTGATATAATAACTCCAGCAGCGTGTTTCCCTTGAGATTTTATCGTACCTTCAATGTCAATTGCTTGCTGAAAAATTGCTGCGAACGGGCCAACTAGATCATTATCACTATTTAGCTTACACCACCTATCTAGAACTTCTGGCTGATAAGCAAGTGTCCATCGAATTAGTGAGCCTTCACCGCTTTCCTCTAAAAGGTCTGAAACGTCAGCCTCATTAGGTATGTTTTTAGTCACGTCGTTCATCTCTCCAAAAGAAACGGCGCTATTGATACGCATGATTTCCTTAAGGGCTGCTCGACCCTGTAGCTTATTGAATGTCAACATTTGGGAGACGTTATCTTCTCCGTATTTAGATTTAATATATCCAATAACTTCGTCTCGCTTTTCGGCAGGAACATCTAGGTCAATATCCGGAAGAGATACATGACCCTCAGTATTACGGCCAGCATTGTAAAATCTCTCAAAGATTAAGTCATACTTGATAGGGTCAATTTCCGTAATACCGATAAGGTATGAAATCAAACATCCGGCAGCCGACCCTCTTCCCGGGCCCGGCAACCACCCCTCAGACCTAACATAATTAACAATGTCTTGAACAATCAAAAAGTACCCAGAAAGACTAGCATCAAAAATTACACTCATCTCGTTTTTAATTCTTTTTAGGTATTCCTCTTTCTTATCTTCGCTCTTAACAACACCAGTATCCTCTAAGAGCTTCTTCCAGCCCTCTCTACAGAGCTGCTTTAAGTATTCGTCTTCGGTGTACCCTTCTGGACAATCGAACGCGGGGAGCATTGGGCTACCGAGAATGTCATACTCTTCACACTGGTCAGCGATCTCTAGACTGAGCTTTATTTGTTCTTCACTATAAATCTTTTCAACTTCACTCGGGTTCGGTAGATAGTGTCCGTCACTCTTAAAGAAGGGCTTCAGGTGCTTAAACGAATCAGAAACGATTTTGTCTTTAGCCTTTTTCATGCTTGTTTTCATCCCTGAGCATAAGAGTATTCTATGTAGCTCTGCGTCTTTGGTCGCTACATAATACGCCGGTTTTTGTTTTAGGTCGTCAATACATATAAGGTTTTCGTCTAGGGACGTCTTTAACAGTTTCTTCACTACGTCGTCAGAATACGTGTTCTTCTTAGAAACAATATCAATGAGCGCGTACCAGCCGTCTTTGTTCTTTGCTATATATGTCTTGCTCTTGTGGTTTTCAAACTCAACAGTGCACCCCATAATAGGTTTAATGCCATGCTTTTTACATTCTTTGTAAAAATTGACAGCCCCAGATATAGTGTTAATATCTGTAATAGCACAGGCCGGATAGCCGTACTCTTTACACTTAGCTGCTAGCTCATCAGGTTTCGAGAAACCTCTCTGTAGGCTAAAGTGCGTCTTGTTATTTAGTGGAACCCAAGTCATAATTCGTAAATTCTTTCAATTCTGATATAGCAACGTTGTGGCAATCTGCCCGAACAACGAACCCGTTAGACGGGTCAACCTGTCCTTTGGTTAGCTTTCGAGCTCTTTTGAAATATTCATCGTGCTCAAGCCACCCAAGAACCCACGCTCTTCCCCATCTCTTATTTTTATTTTCTATTCTAACAAATACATACCTATCGCACTTTTGCTCGGTGTTAAAGTTTGCAACAGAGCAATCATAATATGGTTTTGGCGGAGACGTGCACCTTTTAGTTTTAACATCATATTTAATTCCGCTTTTTGAAACAACGTCATAGTCATATGTATTACTTATTGTACCATCAATAACTACATTTGCAACCTCTTCCCCCAAAAAACCTGCAATATTTCCGTCACCCTTCATTATAGAGTTACGTATTACGCCCATTTCACGGGATTTAGCCCAAGCCTGCTTCTTCATTTTTTCTGTAATTTTTATCTCAATCATCCCGGCGCCTCATAGTGTCCAATACTGAAACCTTCTTTAGTGCAATTCTGAACGGTATCCATCATACCAAACTGCTCTAGGTTATTGCTTACATGTCTACATATATTCTCGTTAGTTCCGGGCCAATCCTTTTTACAGAAATCACAAAGCTTCGTACACTTCCAGTGTGCCTGTCTTCTGGATAGCATTTTTGGGTTAGTCGTTTTTTTGATTTCTTCAAATCTATCTTTCAGCATACCTAAGAACTTCTCTTTGTCTGACTCTTCAAAGCAGATACTAAATGGCCCACCATCGCGTATATAAAATATCGACATGATAGCATCCTTGTATTCAGGAAACTTTTTAGATATAGCATAATAATAAAGCATCAGTTGAGGGTCTTCGCATAGCTTTTCGTATGTCTTCTCTTCTCCTGTTGCCCAGTTTAGCCTTCTCCCTGTTTTCCAGTCAATGACCTCAATGACACCATCATCAATTTCTGTCACTAGGTCGATAGTACCCTTAATGGCTAGTTGCCCTTCTAGAGTTTCCCCGTCTTCTGTTTCATATGAAAATTTTGCCCAGTCTTCCTCAATCTCAATATCAAAATGAGGCTCTGATGCGACAATATTTCTCTTTCGCGGGTCGAAATTTCCGTCGTCGTATAACAAACCTTCCCAAGTCGTATCTTCACAGAACTTATAGTCAGCATTTGTATAATGATGAGTGCAGTTCTCTGTGTAGTGTTTATAGCTTCGTTTGAGAATCTCGTTTACAAATTTCTTTGTGTTAAGTTTCCTCTTGGTGAATTCTATTTTTCCTAATGCGTCATCATTTAATACCATCTCATCCTTGTCTTGTAAAATCTTTTTACACCCACCTAGCACCTCCATGACCTTGTGGACGATTGTTCCCAGCTGGGCTTTTTTACCAGAGACACTTTGATGGCCTAAGACATAGGTTATAAAGTATTGCATCTGACAGTATTCAAAATTATTATAACTAGAGCTACGTATATACGTTACTAACATATTATTCCTTAATCTTTTGGATGCCACCTAGAAGATTTGGGTCTTCTGTAGGGGGCGTAGGACTGGGTTCCTCGATAACGCTACCGAGCCATCCCCATTCTTCAAGTAAAGATATTACCTTCACATTCGTTTCCATTAAAGATAACTCCTTGTTGTCAATAATGGCGTCGTATTCAATGTCATCAACAGAGGACTCGCTAGAATGACTGTCGCCATTTATACCGCGAGTTAATTTAATAACCTTACCTCCGGCTTTTTGTATTGCTTTTGATTCGTTTGGAAATCTACAGTCAGAGATTACAGCCATTAAAGAACCCTCTTCTCTAATACTTCTCATAGTTCTATCTGTCCAAATGTCCGTATAGATATGCCGACAAATATCTGTACCAAAGACCTGTAAAAACTCTCTAGCGGTCATTCTACCTGTCTCGCCTCCGGTATAACCCGGCATGTCTTCCCATTTAATCCATGTAGGGCTATTTTTATCCGCGTCTGTTCCGTAACACTGTTTCTTTGTTAGTCCAAATAATCCACACGCAATCTCCTTAAGAGAAGCGGCAAAGGAATAGTGTTTTACAAATGGCCACATGTTGTGTGCGGCCCAAGGTGCAAATTCTGGGTCAGTTCTAGTTACGTCTAAAACACCTTTACCTGTTTCTTCTACTCCAGAGGCATCAGAGTCAACGGTATCTACAACAATCCTTCCCTCAGTGTCTAGGTCAAAACCTTTAATAATGTGATAAGACCGCATTTGATATCCGTGCAGAAAGGCACAGCACGAATTTTTACCTGATTGCTTTTTTCCGGCAAAGGCTAAGATTCTTGTCATTATAAAACTCCTTGTAGTTCTTCTAGTATTTCAGTTTTGATTTGTTCTACCGACATATCGCCAACATCTTTTTCTGATATGTTAGGTCTATAGTAATTAAATCGCCTTCCGCACTTTTTCATTATTTGTTCTGCGGCTCTATGTCCGGCATCGTCATAATCTGTAAGTATGACTAAACTGAGAGCGCCGCTTTGTTCTAATAAAACCAGCTGGTCGTCACTGAGGCTAGCCCCAAAAATACCAACCGTGTTTTCTACTCCCGCTTCATGCATACGCCAAACGTCGCCTTGGCCCTCAACCAAAACTGCCGTAGCTGTTTCAAATATTTTTTCTTTTGCCACATTTAGACCATACAGATATGAGCTTTTTCTAAAGCCTTTGCTGTGCAACCATTTGGGTTGCATGTTTTCATAGCACGACCTACCTATGCATCCAATATAATTATAGCCTTCATCATAGATTGGGACAACAACTCTTCCTGACATTGGCTTGTTTTTTTTGTCACAGAGGCCAATATCAAATTTAGTTAATATATCAGTAGTGTACCCTCTGTTAATATAGTATTCAGCCGGTATTTGTATTGTGTCTAGAATAACTTCTCTGTCTACTTTTGGGGGCTCTCTTTCTGGCTCCCTATTGAAGATGTCCAAAAGCTTAATAGCATTATTGCTCTCTACGTCTTGTAATAGGTCGAGTTCAGAAATATCAAGATCTAAAAACTCTAAACAAAAATTAATTGTATCAATAATACTAACCGTTGAAGCTCGCTTATTGGAGAGTACCCCTCTGACGAAGCCGAACAGGTTTCTAGAAAAGTCTTCTTCGCAGTGGTTAGTCCAACAGTTCCAGTTACCCTTAGCGGTGTTTCCGTCCGTGAATATGGTACAACCTTCTGTGTTGTCTCCCCCGTGAATAGGGCACGCAAAAGCAAACCTGTTGGGATATTCTATGTAGTCTATACTGAAGTATTTTAGAAGCTGTGACAGCTTAGTAAATAGCTGGTTAGACAGTTTCAATATCTGCTGGTTGTTGATCTCCTGATTCAAAACCTGTATCCTTAATAGTTGACTTAGTTCTCAATTCATTGCGAGTCTGACCCTCTACTAGCTTGCCAAACTTCCCAAACATATTCATATTTATATAGTCGCCATCATCTAATCCTGCTCCGTGACGAGCAACAATAGGTACCAGCTTCCTGTTTCCGTTTTCGTCTGTGTCGTCGGCTATCTCTTCGTCGGACTTTAACTTGAAGATGCTAAAGCTCGTACAGAGCCAAATAAGTCTGTCAGAACCCGAAACGACATCTGTTGATTCTTTTGTTATGCCGTCTCTGTTTAATTGTACAAAACTAAGGCACGGCACATCGTACTTAACACAGAAGTTATGCAGCTGAGTTATTTGGAACCCAAGAACCTGAAACTCCTGCATGGAGTTTGAGATGCTAGTAGAGTTCATTAGCTTTAGATAGTCATAAACAATTAGACAATCTTTGGTTCTTCCGTTTTCGTCAAACCCAACCTCTTGATAAATCCATTTGCGCATAATACTAAGAATATTCTCAAACGGTTGACCAGCAATGCTCACATAGTGAAATGGTATTTCCCCCAATTCGTTAGCCGCATTTTCCACCTTTTCGGTGTTTAGCTGGTTGCTATCAAACTTGCCGCTGGCAATAGTGTTGATTTCGACACCGCTTAGGTTCGCCAACATTCGGTGGAGGTGGTCTTCTTTAGACATTTCGGTATCTAGAACCAGCACTGGGATTCCTAGATTTTTAGATACGTGCATAGCTACCGCGTCGCCAAACATAGATTTACCAACCTTAGGTCGGGCGGCAACTAAGTCTACGCACTTTCTTCTTAATCCCCCTCCTATAGCTTCGTCATAAGCAGGGAATCCTGTGCTTATGCCAATCATGTCATTTTTGTTTTCTTTTAGAAACTCTATATAGTCTGTTATTTCCTCGCCGATTATTTCAGGCTTATTGTCAGAACCTTGATATATTTTAGATGTCGCATCAAGAACGGGAGTTTCTATGAGGGAGATGATGTCGTTTATATCTTCATCTCCTGTGACCTCCTCAATTTTATTAGAACAAATAGCCAGTGTCTTCTTGACTTCTCTTGCTATTCCTAGCTTCGCTAGTTTACCGGCGTGTATTGAAACATTTTCTTCATGTATTGGAAAGTTAAATAGTGAACGTAAAAAACCAATCTCCTCTTGGTTATTTATATTTTCATAACATCCAAGCTGATTGGCGGCAGAAAGCAAGGAAGATAATTCTACCTTGTTGGATTTCTCTAAGACCTTTTTAATGCACCCAAAAATAATTTGGTTGGTAGGGTCTGTGAAGTGTTCGGACTCCAGATAGTCTGAATCAAGCGAAACGCTTAATCCATATTGACACAATCCGGAGAGAACCGCCCTCTCTGCTGCTAGGTCTTCTAGCTTCCGCTTGTTTTTTTGATTTCGTACCATAAGAGTCCACTATTGGCTAACGCATAAGAAAACCACATTAGGGCATGCGGGTAATCTTTTTGCTTGACGCATGAAGCGCAAGTTAATAAATAAAGTAATATCGTAATCCCTACGGCGGTAATGGCCATTCTATTATATCCCGTGATAGATGTAGATACCCATACATGTGCTAATTCCTAGCAATAATCCCAATAAAAAATCTTTAACATCAACGCTTAAATATTTCTTCATTCTTCAGTTTCCTTTTTATGTTTCTGATATAAAAAATTATCACTAAAATACTCATTAGATAAAAGCCTAATAAGTATATCTCTTAGGTCTTTATCTTCTACAAAAGATAGAACCTTAGATGCTAAGTCAAAAGAGCTCTGCCTAAACACAGGAACCTTGAGGGGTGGTTCAGGTCGGCGCCTAGTATAGTCTCTGTGGTAAAAGGTTGGTGGGGGAATATGTCGGCCATTTGTATCAGACGTTTTGGGTTTTGATTTTGACAATATACGCCCCTAAAAGAATCCCTTAATCATTTCCAAAACTCCGCCCACTCCGCCAAAACCGCCCTTTGAAATTACCACATAGGCTACAAGACCCAAGCCAATCATAAACACTAGCCATTTGCGTTTTTTTGCAACGGCAGTGGCTTTCGCTGTGAGCGCCTTGATTTTGTCTAGCCTGTATCCCCTTCTGGAATCAACCTTTTCTTCACGGGCATCTTTTCTGTCTTCTCGGGCGTCGCTTTTATCTTCGCCCCGTTTTCTAGTATGTGGCATAATACTGCCTCCTATTTAAAGTTATCTTCTTTTGTTTGATAAGCATCCATCACAGATAAAGAAATCTCTCCTGTGAACATCTGATACTTCTATAGTTTTTTTACACTCAACGCATTTCTGTTTGGTTTTTTGGGCTTTATCTCTTCTTGGCGAAGGGGTAAAAGCGGGAGTCTCAATGTCCATATGCTCTGACTTGTCGTCAGTAAAAAGGTTGTCTCCACGATCAACCTTATTAATTGGTGTTGGGCCTTCCTTTATTTGTCGGCCAGTCATTGAGAAGTCATCAGCACCAACCCTCTCAGGCGGAGCAGGTTGCTCAACAACCTGTGTAATATCAGATTGAACAGCTGTTTCAGCCGCCGTGTCCGCCTCTATGAGAGAGTTAGCCATTTCTATTAGCTCTGCATCATTAAGAGCTATACCTTTTCTAAGTAATTCTTTTGCTGTATCAAGAGTAGACATTAATAATTTCTCCTTCTTCCTAAATCTTGCAGGACTGTAGCCATCTTCTTGACTATATCAATCTTTCCTGAAATTCTTGTTATTCTAGATTCTGCTGATGTCTTTAATCTGTTCAGCTCTGAAGCTAGTGGGTTTTCTTTTATTGCGGAAAAATATCGGACTTCCCATTTTGCGTACTGCCCGCCATAGTTCTCCATTTTGTCTGCGACTATGTACCAAATGCTGTTATTGCAAAAGTCTAATACTGACTTCTCTTTATTATATAGTGACTGGAGGTATTCTGCATGCGCAAAAAGTATAAAACTGTTGGATAAAGCCAAAGTAATATCCATATTATTGATATCATCGGAACTTAAGTTTAATATACTTTCTACATCCTCATTCTTCTTAACAAGGTCTGCATTTCTATCCTCTACCCAGTCGTCTACCTTCTGTAGAAATTCAATAGCTTTTTGTTCGTTAGTCAAACTTCACTCTCCACTCAGGCTCTTTCTCATTATAATTTAGTTCAATCAAATTCATGTTATTCAATTCACACCAAGCCGCTTTGTCTGTATCTCTAGCCTTTGCCTTAAAAAATGCCATCTTGTCTTTATAAAAAAAGGAGTTAAACTTAAAGTGCTGCTCTCCATGAACCTCAACAATTAAACTTCTGTTTGGTATGTAAAAATCAGCATGTAGTAGTGTTCTTCTAGAGCCCGTCTTGGTTCCGGGAAGTGTTAGCTCTTCTAGCACTCTATCAAACGGAAACAAGTCCTTTAGGAGTGCTCTTGCCTTAATGTGTAATTTTGATCTATTTTTATCTGCAACAGAGGACTGTCTTCTAGATGGGTTCCATTTGTGTTCTTTCCCGTCTAGACCTAGAATAATCATAGCATTGCCTTAATCTCTTCTTCTAGTATACCAAACACTTTCTCATTTGCAAGTAAAAAATTGTATAATCTTTCCTGTCCCTGAAACTTAACAGCCTTTAAAACCTCTTCGATATTTTCGGTGTCTATTTCGGGTTTTATTTCTTTAACCACTTCTGCATGTTCTGCCATAAACTCACATGTTAGCCAAGCTCCAGCCTTGCCAATAAGCCCAATATCTAGACCGAGCATAACAAGCTCTTGAACCTTATCTATCCCGTGACCATACTTAATCCAGCTTTGACATTCGGTTCCCGGCGACCCAATAGACGAACAGATAACCTTCCAGTTGACAGCCTGACCAACCTGCTTATCGCTTTGAGTCCATGGGGTTATTGATTTCACTTCCATTCTAGTGTCTGCTTGATACTGAATTTTTTTACCACAGTCAGGCATACGAGAAGCCCCATATCCAGACGTGTTTGCGATGAAGTGCGTTATGATAATCATGGTCGCTCGCTGATTGGGAACAATCTGTCCCATTTTTTTGCAGAACATGGATAGTATTCTGGGCAGCCCTGCTCTTCCCGGAGACATATCTCCATCTAATTCTTTTTCCGGTATTAGGGCAGATGTGGAATCTATAATACAGACACAGCCCTCGTTTTCTTTTGCGCTCACGAGCTTGACTGCAATATCTAGAAAGGCTTCTGCGCTTAATGGTTCATCTTCCGAGTGGATGATTTTCATTTTATCTCTATCGAGACCATCGACACCAAGAAGGTTCATTTCTTTTAGTCGCCCCTCTGCGTCTAAATATATAATTGGACGACCTTCCTTTTGGCAGTTTGCCGCTATCTGTAATGCTGTAGTTGTCTTTCCGCATTTAGGGTCTCCCGTGAGTATAACCCACGAACCCTCTTTGATTCCTCCACCTAGAGAGAGGTCAACTGAGGGGCTAACCTTAATTATCTTATAGTCTTTTCTTCTTTCGAGAACTTGCGCTCCAGTAGAGATAACATTCCCATACTTTTTGACTATCTCTTTAATAAAGGCTGGGTCGTTATTCTTGGTTCTTGCCATCGGTGTTCCTCAATTTTGAAAAAAGTGTTTTCTTGCCAAATGTTTTTCTTGGCTGAGACTCTATATTATCTCTAGATACTTCTGTTACTTCAATTTTTTGTTTGGGTTGTCGGTCTAGAACTGACTTATGTTTTTCTACCGCTTCTCTTACCCATTTAGGAGATGCCGAGTACACTCGCTTATTTGTATTGATAATATAATCAAATACTGCTGACTCCCCAAACTTTCCTATTAGGGTGCTAACGGCCTGTACCTGTCTGGTATAATTTTTCTTTTGGGTCTTATTCCAGAACTTGTAAGCCAAAGAGCCCTTATTGTCGGCCTCTGCTTTTCTCTGGATGAGTATCTCTGCTATGTATTGAGCGACCGTGCAATACTCACCCGTTGAGGGTGACTTGAACCTGCTCGCTTTGCTTCTTTGTCTCGCCATCTCGCCATATCATAAAAGAAAGGTTTTCTTGAGTAGCTTTTCTTTTCTGTGAAAAATCTTCAAACTCACATTCAGGCCAGCTATATTTTTTAACATCAACTCGTTCTAGGCTGTCCTCTAATAATCCGAATGTCATATGTTGATATGATGGGCCATCCCCAGTAACCATATCTATATCCTTAGAAAACCCTCTAGCAATAAAGAATCCATCTAAACCATTCTCATCTTCAAACACAACCTCTTCAGGAGCACCCATAACAATTACCTGAGCTTTTGCTACGCACCGCCCATTCTCTTTGCAGAACTCTTGAAGTCTAACCCATGGACTTTCGGGAACTCCGGGACGCTCATAGTCGCCCCACACAACAGTTCCATCGTCTAGAGTGCACTTCCAAGTCATGGAAATATCTTCCATTATGAGTTTACGTATATGCTCGTCTCTAACCGTGCAAATCATATTATTTATCCTTAATTCTATGAATTGCCCCTCTATGTCGTCGGGCAACATTTACCTCTTCTGGTTTATCTTCTTCTAGCTTGGTGGCCTTGGACTCATCTCCAAGCATGGAAGCTTGCTCTGTCATTGTGACAGCTCCGTACTTCTCATTTCTACCCATTAGATCACCCGCTTTTGGCAATTCAGGAACATCTTCCTGTTTAGATAGCTCTTTGCTGACAACGTTTTCCGATCTATCTAATACCTCTGCAATATCTGCAACGCTATCTTTGCTATGTTCAGCAATATAAGCCTGCTCTTTTTTTGAAAGTCTGCCTTTTTTAGTCATTTAATTAATCTCCATTAATGCTCTTCTTGCTCTTGTCAAAAAGATTCTTTCAGAATTTGTAATGTATTGCATATAATAATTATATACATCCTCATTTACTTTTTTAAAGTCAAAGTATGGTCTACTGTGTTTGCCTCTATCTGTACCTAGTGGGTCTAGAAGGTCTCCTCGACCATACTTAATGTAGTAAGTCATGAAGCCTCCATTGTCAACAACCTTAACGAAGGCATCGCTCTCTTTGGATTCTTCACCGCCCACACCAAAAAATGTATAAACTTTTTTCTCTGGGTCTGGTAAATTTAGACTCTCTAGGTTCTCGTTTTCCCATCTAGCCATTGAATTTCTCCAATCTCTTTTTAATGTTATCTATGCATGATGCCCTATCAACCCCATCAACTTTAATGGCGGCCTTTGGGGCGATTCCATATTTGTTTAGCTCTTCTGTGGAAACAGGAATGGGGTCTAAGCTACCGTCTTTCAGTACTTTGTGAACGACAATAGTAAAATCAATAATTGCCGCATGTGGAATATCAGCTCGGTTAGTTTCACTCATTAGTCACCATTCTCTATATAGTTACGTTTTTGTTGGGGTGTCATTTTATTTATTTTGTTTCTAATCGCGTTAGCTTCTTTGTTCTTTTTATGTACGTCCATATTGTCAGCCTTCCGACGGTCTTGGAGTTCATAATGCCCCATTTTTTGAGTATTTCTATCAGCGAGCTGCTGAACAGTGGTGGGCTCACCCTTAACAAAACTAAGAGGGGCCTGTAGAATAACCCTGCCATATGTGCTAGAAGCACATTCTGGGCATGTATTAACCTCTTTCTCAGAGAATTTTTGAAACATTTCTTCTAGGTGTCCACACTCGGAACACTCATAATCATAGGTAGGCATATTCACTCCGCAACAAAAGGTATGTCTATGATATTATAGACTTAGCCCTCCATTTCGGCAAGATCATTCTGAAGATTTTTCGAGAATTTTTTCGTCCTCATTTTGGCTATCTAGCTTCTCGTACCGATCTCTAGTTTCTCGGAGCCATTCTTGTTCTTTCTCTCTACTCTCTCTAAGTTGGAGGTTCAAGAGTACATCTATTTGCCTTGCTTGGTACATATGTAAGACGTATATATTAGTTATTTCTTTTCTTATGTTGTTTATACTATAAGTTAAGGCCCACATTCCAGAGGCGATGGCAATTAAAAGGGCTGCACGCACATAAGGAGCTACTGATTTTAGCAGTTTCATTTACTCAGTCCTTATTTTAATGTTGTTAAAAGTACTTGACGGGATTCGCATCTTCATCTGTATCTTCCTTTTTATTTAGCTGTACTAATATTTTGGAAACAATGTCACTCCGAACGATGTCCTCATAATCCAGTCTACAAACACCAACATTCGGGATTTCCGAAAGTTTTTTCATGCATGTATATAACCCTCCCTGCTGACCGCCCAAGTCTGATTGTCTTAAATCCCCATTGATGACGGCCTTTGATCGCTGCCCTATTCTCGTAATGAACATTTTAATCTGATCAAAAGTGGCGTTTTGCGCCTCATCTAAAATCATAAAACATCCATGAAAGTTTCTACCCCTCATATACTCTAAAGGACAAAGCTCAATGATGTTCTTCTTTCTATATGCTTCTACTGTCGCTTTGGTGAGATATTTATTCATCTCTTCAAGTATAGGTATTAAATAAGGGTTTATCTTTTCCACTAAGGTTCCGGGAAGATGACCCAAACCCCTACCGCTTTCCACTACGGGGCGAGTAATAATAATCTTATCTACTTTCTTTTCTATAAGGTATTCACAGGCCATTCCGACAGAAACGCTAGTTTTGCCTGAGCCAGCAGGGCCAGAACAAAAAGTCACGTCGGACTTGTTGATAAACCCCATATAGTTTTCTTGGTTCCGTGTCTTAGGTCTTAATATTTTTCTTCTTTGTCTTGTTGTTCGTGGCTTCTTTTGGTTACGTTTTGCCATTAATTATATGCTCAGTTAAAGGTTTATATTTCAGTAATTCTTAGTTCTTCTTGGCATTCAGGACACAGCCCTACGGTATCCCCTTCATGAAGCCCTTCTTTATGTGGACCTATTAAGATCGCCTGTAGGATTATGCTTTGTCTTATTTTACTGTCCTCCACCAGACTGTCTAATGCGGGAATACTAAGGGAGGGTAATGGTTTTTCCTTATTTAGCTCCATAAAAGAGCAAACTGTAAGAACTATATTGGCTACCGACAGAAATATAATTGAATAGACTGCTTTTTTGGGGGTCATGTTATCTCCTTTCGTTAAAAGATTGTGCTGAACCTGTTGAAAAATTAAAAGTGTGAACTTTTCCAACTCCCATCATTATAGGAGTGTTGGGTGTTGTTATCCTCACGTATCTGCGGTCTGCGGATACAATAGGGGACACCGATAAGCTGGCCCCCTGTGGAAGTATAGATATAATAGGGTGATACCCAACCCCTCTTTGCCCTAGAGTAGGTGTTCTGTTAAACATTAGGGCTTTCCTGTCTCTAGCAAGCTCTCGTGTCGCAGGAGTATCTTCTAGGCTATTGAGCTTTTCCCTGAGAGACAACTCTCTTTCTTTTGGGATATATCTCTCAACCTCTAACATTATTCTCTTCATCTCTATTTCGGGAGTTTTATTGGATTGCATGGCTATCTTAATCCCCTCCCTCATCCATGGCTGAGTCTGCCCATTCCTCATAGCAAAAAGCATTATATCAATAGAGTCCTTGACAAGAAGCTTGGCCTGCTCAACCTTCCCTTGGTTGTACAGGTTGTGAGCCTGAATCATTTTAAGTTGAACGGTAAGTCTTACCTGTTCCTTGCTTTGTGGTTCTTGTGCGACTAGAGTAGTCGAAAACAAAACCATCCCCAAGAGGATTAAAGATTTCTTAATTATACCTATCATGCAAACAGCTCCTTGATAACTTTGCCACTGTTGGCAATCTTCATAGGTCTTCCGCTATTGCTAGTAAAGGTTGTACTCAAAGAAATGCCTAGCGCTTTGCAGACAGATGCCATAACATCCTGAGATGTATAAGGGTCTGTTATAACCTTGGTGCCATCATCGCTTGTTGCTCCTACTGCAATGCCGCCATTCATGCCTGCTCCACCAACCACGACGCTCCAACTACGAGCCCAGTGATCGCGACCGGCGTTTCCATTGATACGAGGAGTACGGCTGAATTCACCCATCCAGATAATAGCCGTATCTTTTAACAACTCTCTTTGTTCAAGGTCTTCAACCAGCGCACTCATCCCTTGGTCGAGTACGGGTAGTTTATTGTCTTTAAGTGTCGGGTGGATATTTTGGTGATTATCCCATCCTCCTAAATTAACTTCAATAAAGGGAACTCCAACTCCGACAAGCCTTCTTGCCATTAGGCAGCCCTTACCAAATCCATTATCTCCGTATCTTTCTTTAACGGGTTCAGGTTCGCCTGCAATCTTAAAGGCCTCCATCTGCTCGCTTGTAAGAAGATTAAACGTTTGCTTTAATACCGACTGGTGATCCTTAGCAAGAGAGCCTCTTTTCTGATTAATGAAATTACTTTCTATGAGGTCAAGAGCATAAGCTCTCTGTATAAGTCTTTCGTCCACCTTCATATCTAGGTTTCTTATTCTACCATCACTATTGACAGAAAAGGGATTATATTGGGCGCCAAGAAAACCTGCCCCCATACTACCTCCTCCGACAGTAACAAACTGAGGTATTTCAATATCGTCTCGTCGCAACTGATGAGACAGCAAAGAGCCATAGCTAGGGTGTTCAATAGATGGGTTAGGAACATAGCCCGTATGCATATAGTATCGTCCTCGCATATGGTCTGCCTCGCGAGTACTCATCGACCGAATAATAGCCATGTTGTGCATCTGCTTGGCCATCAATGGCATGTGCTCGCAAATCTGGACATCTCCTGTTGTGCCAATTGGTCTAAACGGCCCTCCGGTTGCGGCGTTTGGTTTTAGATCCCAAATATCCATAGTAGACGGCCCTCCACCCATCCATAGTAAAATGGCGGATTTCCCATTTTTCTTTATCTCTTCCTGATTAGCTTTTAGGGTTTGGAGAAGCCCAAGGACACCAGCGGTGCTCGTTAAAAATTCTCTTCTTTTCATTATAACTCTTCCTTTAAATTAAATAATTAATTCTTGTCTTACTTTACCGCCGTCTAT